CTTAATTATTTTATCTTTCAAATCTGCCATTTTTTAATCTTCTTTAAAAAAGTTGATTTTTATTATTATTCTTATTATGCGTCTTTATGTAGATACTTGTATTAAGTTTCTTTTTAAATTTAGGTTCCAATATATTTATATCTTTTTCATTATAATCTACAATTGAACTCTTAAAACTAAGAAGTTGCTTAAGGTTTTTTCTACGGTCACGATCTTGTTCAAATTCTTCGAACTCTTCATCGATCATATCTATTATATCTATTTTTGTCATAGGTAAAATGCATCAAGTTTTGAATTACTAAAATACTTAGAGAGATCTTTAATACAACCATCTTTTAAGTAATAAGCAATTCTGACTAAATCATTCAAGTCACCTAGTTCTTTAGGATATTTATCTCTATTTTCTTTGTCAATAGATTCTAGATACTTTTCCCATCTTACATCTAATTTAGTTTCATTAAAAAACTTACCCCACATAAAGATTTCCTTTCCTCTTCTTAATTTCTCCATCATCTTCTTTTTACCAGTGGTATCATTATCAAACATATAACGTATTGTAGGAATTTCATCAAATTCCTCAGTAGATCTCCCGGCCGTTGCTAGTCCAATACTGTTTTGCATAAACATCGCATCAATAGGTCCCTCAAACATAGTTACTTGTCTTTGTAAATCAACACGTAAAATACCAAACAATGTTGATATTTTCTTAAGACTTATTAATTCCTCAATAGAAACTCCAATATCTTTTTTCATCTCTTGATATATTTTCTCAATATCGTAAGTTAAATATCTTGCGCTTTTATATTTTGAAAGAGCTCTTGTTTGAAATCCAATAACTTTATTATTAGGGGCAACATTGAGAACTACCATTCTTTTATCCTTAGGAGAATACATGAAGTTTTCAAGTTTGTGTGATAACATTCTACCTCGTAGATAAAAGTAACCTGGATCTCCAGTTTCTATTTCTTTGAATCCGAAATATTTTATGAGATCTTCTCGAGTAGGTGCTAAGTCATATATCTTTTTAAATACGTCGTGCTCTAATACCTCAACTGATTCTGCTGAAATCTTATGCTCTTGTATAAAATCAATAACTTTAATAGAATCTTCACGGTCTTTAAAACCGACATGATGATCTTTCAATAAACTATAGACATCGCCATGTTGGCTACAGTTGAAGCAGTGGAATTGTAAACTATCCCAGTATATACTTCCTCTTTTTTTGTAAGTATCTGTAAAACTATCACCGCAATAAGGGCATGCCAGACTCAAACGGCCTGGCATTTCCTTAAGCATTCTTTTATTAGGGTCAGTATGTTGCGTCGTTACGACTTGCTTTACTAGACTTCTAATTTTAGATTTTAATGATTCGTCTATCTTAGATATCAAGGTCATTCAAGAAAGAATCTAGATCGTCGCTGCTATCCGCTGAAGCTGCTGGCGATGGATTAGTATCTATTTCTGTATCTGTGCTTCCAACTGCTTCTGCTACTTTAGCTTTCTGCTTCGGTGCTGGTTTTGCTTTAGGTTTTGAAATAACTGCGTCCATTGAACTACCTGGATTTAAGTATTGTCTTAATATACCGTTAACAAAGTCTCTTGCGTCTCCATCCCATGCTTTATATTCATAAGGCTCTAATGATGGTGCTGCTTCTAATTCAGCTTTAATAACTGTCATAGATTCTTTGTTTCTTTCTGCTGGTTCTCCTTCTACTGAAATTGCTGAGCGACTTGCTGAGAATTTAGATTTATCGTAGTTGTTATATTCACCTTGTCTTGTAATGATTAACTCAAAGTTTTTACCTTCGAATAAATCGAATACTTGAGTTGGTTCACCAAATGCAGGTTTTAATTCCTCATCGATCTTTTCTTTGATCTTGTAACCGAACTTATATACCATATATTGGCCTTCCATTGCTGTGTTTTGAGGATCTTTAACTACTTTAATAAGTGCGTAGTATTGTTCACGTCTTTTTAATTTCTCACTCATTTTACGGTCTACTGCTGAATCACTATTACGTAATTTGAAGAAAGATTCCGCAATTGGGCAAGTTTCTCCAACAGAGCTAGGTGAATCGACTAATCGACCATTACCTGATGCATCTGTTAACCAGTGTACATATTTTTTAACTAATGAGTTACGTGGATTTGCTGGATTAGGAACAAAACGTATTAATGCTTTGTATGTCCCATCTTTACCTTGGTCTGCACTAGGTTTATAGATTACATCCGTTTTTGCTTGTTGTTCGTGTGTGTCGACGTCTGAGACGCCTAAATTGAAAATGTCAAATTCTGCCATGTCTTTAATTCTTTTAATTTGTTAATTCGTTAAACTTTAAATTCTTTGATCGTTAATTCTTTCGGTACCTTTAATAAACTTTCATGGTTTATACTTGAAAACTATTAAAAGTTTCAAATATATTCAAACTATATATCAAATTTATATATAGATCCTTTTTCGTCAACGAAGTCTTTACCATCGTCTGATATACTAAGCCCAGCTTTCTTTAATATCTCTAAGCTTTCTTTTTTTGTTATTCGGTTTGTTGAGACCATTAAGTCTAAAGTACTTTTTAAGTTCATAAGTTCATATGGGGATATCTCTTCGTTATACATTATTATTTATTATTAAATTTATTTAGATGGTTATGAAACTTTCCAGCCAGATGACAGTATAAGTTAAGTCTTTAAGTCTGAAAGTTAAATCTGGTCCAAGGACTGAACGTAAGAGTTCAAGAAATATGCATCGACTAAATCATCAAAGGGCTTTGGAATCTTAGTTGTTTCGCCGATTTCATTAACACAAAAAAGAAGGAAGTCAGAGGCTCTAACAATCTCATCAGTTCCAGTTCCGCCTTCAATAAAGACTTTCCATAACTGAGACTTATTCATGTTACCTTTTCCAGCATGCTTTTTGATAGTTGAAGGTGCAACAGTTTCTATTGTTATTGGATTAAACTCTTCAAGAATCTTTAGTTTAAGGATTGCAGCGCCTGCTGCCATATCAATAATGTTATTAGTTCCTTGTTTAGATCCAAACGAAGTTCCTTCAAAAGCAAAAACAAATTGAGTTTCTCCTTTAGTATGTTCTTTAATAATATTTATGATATCGTTCGCAGAAGTGATATATCTATTGATCTTACCTAATTCAACTGAAGAATAAGCGCCAACATTAGTGAAATCTGGTTGTTCTTTTAAAGTAACATCAGATAATAGACTCAAATCTTCTTGAGTCCTTTGATCTTTTTTAGTTCCGGATTTTGGTTTTAAATAAGATATGAAATGATATTTGTCTTTAAATATACAAATACCTGGTGAATTTAGTGAAAAATCAATTGTAACGTAAGTCATTTATAGAGCTTTACCGATAGCAGAACCTAAAGCAGCTCCAACTAATCGTGAGGTTAACATATCATAAAATATACCTTTTTGAATACCCATTACTTTAGCAACAGTTTTACCAATGGTTTTACCAAGAGCGAATCCTGTTAAACCTCCGAATATAGAACCAAACATACCTTCATTTGTCATTTCAGTATTAAGTCTTTCTATATTAAAAGTTCCGTCTTCGTTCTTGTATTCCTTTGCAAATTCTTCTAAAGCAGCATCTACCTTTTCCTCAAGCTCATCAGTCCACTCAGTCTGTAATGACTCTTGTAAAACCTGAAGCTCTTCATTAGTGATATCTGCATCTTCCATGTAATCTAAAAATGTTTTCATATAGTATATATCTTAATCTATTTCTAATACTAAATTAAACTTGTTATAATAAAAGTTTAATGTAAACGTATTAAATTCTGCAATGTTAGAACTCATGTTAAGTTCTAGTTCAGTTATTGAATTCATTATTGGTTTCTCAAAAACAGCACTCATTATATGAATACCCTCAGCATCCATTATTTGAAGCTTAAGATCTTCTAGAAATGGCTTCCTGTTTGTTTTTGAATAATAATACAAAAGAGTATCTTGCATTATCCAATAGTTAATATAACCGTCTAATAATTGCATTTCAACTGTAAATTGTCTTTCAATTGTATTTTGTATTGGTATTGAACCTCTATGATACGTTGTAGTTCCATCATTAGGTGCTTGTTCAATAGGATCAAAGCTAATCCCAGGAACTGACATGCCCTGTATTGAATAATTTACAAAATCAATAGGTTCTGTCATTAAACTACCTGGCATTCTATTCAAGTACTTCTTGTATTTATCAGCTACTTCAGTTGGGATAAAATTACGAGGGAACTTAAAATTGAATAAGTTATTTCTGCTATTTAGTATCATTATATAATGTTTACTTTACCGTGATATAATAAAGACTCAGTTACACCATTCTTTAAATTAATGTAAAATTTATCTTGATTAACATTTGTGTCTTTTTGATCGAATCTTGTTGCAATGCTTTTTGTTACTTTGAAGATTACTTCACCTTTCCCTAAATCAACATCAGGAAAATTAGGATCATGGTGTATTTGTTGCTCTATCGTTCCACTCTTAATAATAAGAATTATATCTTCTGCATTTACCAAACTAATAGATTCTAAATTATCTCCTTTAGGTTTTGCAATACTGAATTTAATAAAGTTATCAGAAACTTTAGAAAGAGATACTACAGCCTCTCCCTCTGGTTTATATTTTATCTCATTAGTTGCAATTGAATCAGTACCGTCTAACGTTACATTAGTTGAACCTGCTAAAATACCATAAGTATCTAATGCAACTGGAACATATTTAGTTTCTCCAACAGATGGTCTTATTGAATTTACAAATTGATTTAATTCCCTGTTAACTTGAGTGTTCGTCATTTTATTATAAACCACTGTTGGTGAATAATTACCACTCAGGTTTATTTGTGTCATTCTCTTTCCGTATTTCTTAGGTTTATTATAAACTAAAGTCGCTACTTTTAATATTTGAGTATTGTCCGTTTCATTATAGATTCTCATATTTACTCTAAGCAAAAAACTACTAGCTGCGCCTGCATTTAAAATAACTGGTCTATATATTATAGGTTCGTCATAATTTGCAACTTGTGAAAAGCTAGTTCTATATGTGTTTATATAATTTAATCCTAATTGTTCACTAAGTTCAATATCATAAAATACTGTAATATCATCAGAAGATTCCGCGATCCTACCATTTATATAATTTTCAAAACCAGCGACTGAACCATCTTTCATTCCGTATATTTTGAAATAATCTCCGTCGGTTGCTTCTTCTAATTTAACTGAAACATCTGTGAATTCATCTTCTTGTGATAATATCAGGTCGTTTTCAGCGACAATCTCTATGTAATCATATCCGCTAACTGTTTTAACCTCTCCAATTAATCCAAGTTTAATTTCGTAATTAGCCGAAGATATTAAAGAATCTGTTGAAGTTCCAAAGAATGTTGTTGCCATATCCTGATTCTTAGCAGGATTATTCATATGAACTAGCGAAGGTACTTTAATTTCAATATATTTAGAGAAAGAACTATCTGCTAATGTAAATGGTTGTGGATTTTGAATCTCATAATTAGAAGAGTTTAAATAAACTAATGATGTTAAATAACCATACTCTCCAGATTGTCTTTTTACTTTAACTTGAAAAGAAAATCCTTCATATCCTCTACTATTAAAGGAATACCCTGTTCTTAAGTGCAATTTTATTGTATCGTACCAAACAGAATCAACATCTCCACTAGGCACAATATTAAGTCCTGAAGAATCAGTACCTTGCCATTCTGATGAATCTAAATAATTTAATCCATTATCTAACAAAGCTAAAACATTAGCATTATCAGTAGGTACTGCGTAGTAGCGTCCTCCTTCACCCGGAGCGGTTTTGATTGTATTTCCAGTTTCTTGTAACGGTGTTGCCCATAGTGAGTTAGCTTTATCGCCAACAACTATATTTCCACCTATCATAGTAGTTCCTGCTAAATCCTTATAAGAATAAACGAAAGTTCCGTTTGTATTAGGAGAGAATGTTACTATTCCATTTACTGGAGTTTGTAGGTTTCCATTTATTGAAAATCCATTAATATTATTAATAGATGCATCGTTTAGATCAAATTTATAAGTTAATCCGTTTTTAACAAGAAGTTCCCTAGATGCAAAATTATTAACATAAACATATCCGTTTGCAATATTAACTGTAAAATTTACAACATCAGATCCTAATTCATGAATTAACATCCTAGCTGCACTATTATTACCAGATACTGTGTTTAAGTATTTTAATTGACTACCATTATCATCGTTATCGATCTTAACAGTATCAGGAACGCTTTGATCATGGTAGATGAATTCTAATAGAATATCTTCGTCAAGTCTTGCAAATTTTGATGATTGTGCCATTGTTTATTATTATTTTAAAATTTTAACCATTTTGGTGACCAGTATACTCCAATTCCAATCGAAGGCCCAGTACTTATAATTTGATTATTGTTTAGATTAATTCCATAACCTACTCCAACCCCAATTGACCATCCTGCTTTTTTCTTATATCTTTGATTCAATTTATCATTAACAATATTTATATTCTCCATAGAAGTGAAAGTCAAACCAGGATATGGTGTTGTAATTCTTAAAACTTCTCTACCGTCTTCCTCAACTATCGCTGTAGTTAAACTAATACCTTGATTAAAATAAAACTTAGAAGAATCCGTAATAAATAATGAATCTAATTTAGTTAATCTAAGTTCACCATTAAATGTTCTCCAGTTATATTTATCCCATTTTTTGTTGTCACTAAAACTAACAGAGATTGTATCTGCATTTTGAGTAACTTCAACAATTGATCCTATTATAGAATCCTTTATAATTAAATCAGTAGATATTAATGTATTTATATTTTCTAATTTAGTCTTATCATTAAGAACCTTATTATATCTATTCAACAAATTTGTCTTATCTTTCTTTAATGTAGATATGTCATATTCATATGTTCCAATTTTAGAAACTAAATTACCATGTTTATCTACTTCAGTTTTTATAGAATCTTGAGCAGTCTTGTAATTATTAAAGTTTCTTTCTGCAACATTTTCAGTTCTTTGTAAATCTTCTTTAAGATTTGAAATCTGATTACATTGTTTTAAGACTAATAAAACGACAATAGCGATTCCTATGAATCGCATTAATGTCTTATTTCCTAATATGTTTTTTAGTATAATCATATTTTATTGTATTCCGACGTTATTATGCCCATTATTTCCTAAACCATCGTTCTCCCCATCAGGGTCTTTTAGATTATGTGTTACTATTCCATTCGCAACATAAACATCATCATCCTCTACATCTAATTTATACACTTTATAATTATCTTCGTTTTCAATCTCAATTGTAGTTATAATAGTAGTTGTAAGATCTTTATTTAATAGATAATCTCCAACTAATATGTTTTCAGTTTTAGATATCTTCCAAACATTATTTCTTTTAATTATATGTAAATGACTTGCAGTTGCTTTTAAAAGATTATTATTTATATTAAATATTTCCATTGAGATGCTCTCAGTGTTCCCTGTTACTCGAGCGATAGATTCATCTGTATTTAACTCAAGAGATTCCCATGTTAATAATTGAGATACATTATCATTAGACGGCATTGTATGTATATTAAATGACATAACATTGTCTCCTACTAATATGTTTTCAATATTCTTAAATGTACCGTTACTCATTTCTACCTGAGTTCCTTCAATCAGACATGTATTATCAGTAGAACATGTGCCACTTGAATTAGCAAGGATTTGTGCATCCTGTGTTGCTGCAAAATGCGCTTTTGCATTTGCATTAAATTGCGATATAATACTATTATAAGAACCTGCTTGTTTAGTTACAGTTGACACGTTTGGACTATCAGGGGATTGTCCAGGCGGACAATTAGTTTTAGAAGCTTGACCAGTTTGTGCTGTATTATAATAAATTAAAGAAGCTTGTATGCTGAAAACATAAGTGCTATTTATATTAGCATGCATGCTAATATGTTCCGTTTTAATCTGATAAGCGCCATGCGCTGCTTGTGTAATCTCAGTATTAGACGTATCGCCAGTCCATGTTATATCGAATAAATTAGGGAGAGCGTATCCTGCATCAGGAACGACATATGTTATTATAGTTCCTGTACCTCCAGGCAATACACTAACTGACATATTAGATTGTGCTAGTGGAGCATTTACATTATTAAGTGTTCTAAGTGTCCAATTTGTTCTAACACTATTATTAGTTGTAGTTAACGTGTAATTTGGTTCGATCGCTGCTTCTTGATTTATATTAAATAAACCAGTTATAAACTGACCAGCATTAATATATCCATTAGGTACTTTTATATCTATTGAAGTTGAATTAGAAATAATAGAGTAAGTTGAATTTATACCTATATTATTAGTTAAGTTAACCATTGGTGAATTACCAAGTACTCTCTCCAATATAGTGTCTCCGTCATTGTTAATTAGAGAAACGCTACCAGTCCAATCAGATAAAACAAATGTAGGTAATACTACGTTTGCACCTAATCCTGATTCTTGCCAATGTAAATCAACGGCTCCTAAATATATTATTTGAGGTAATTTTTTAATAGTAAAATTAATACCAGTACCTGACGTTATATCAACTGGTGATGTCGATATAGTACCATTAACACTATATGTTCCAGGTACGTTGTTTGCTCCCGGCGTAAACGTTGCATCCATTTGTGAGTCTGCTCCCCCAATTAAAGACGTTTTATTATTTACTAATACAGCATCTCCCTGGCTATTTGCATTAGTATTATCTGTATCATTCTGTATATTGTAAGAAAATGAGTTTAGATCATCAACGATATAAGATACTGTTGAATTTTTCCAAGTTCTACCATTACATAAATACCAACCTGCAAAATTTCCAAAACCAGCTCCAACTGTTAAAACAACTGCGTCGTTTAATGGAGATGGTACCACCTCTGTTTGTATGAATGAGTTATTATAAAAAGATGGATCGACTGAAACAATAGTACCAACAGGTACAACTCCCCCAATATCCTCTATTGATTTGAACTCTATTTCACCAGTAACATCTTTAGCAACTGCAATTTTACCAGTATCTGGTAAACCATTAACTATTTTAAAAATACCGTTAACTGTTAAATCCTCGAAATCTGAGGCAACATTAATATCTAACATCGTAGAATCTAAAGAAATCAGAGGCTGTGCCGATAAAGGAGTTGACCATGTGAATAGATCAGCGTGTTGATTATATGCACCACCATCTAATGAAAATCTAGTTTCCATCGTTGTAACGTTATTGTCATGCGTTAGCCTGTATAAAAATTTATTAGTAACTCCAAAAGATCTTAATTCTAAATTATTATAAAACTTAGTATGTCTGTTGACAACAAGAGATGCATTCTCTTCAATATAACTATCATCATATTCCGGATCATCTGATTTGAATCCTATAAGTACACTTGGCGGGTGGATTCTAGCTGGAAAATCAACTACATCATGTATTGGTAATAGTGTTTTTGTATTTCCACCAGTATTCACTTTCCATATGCCTTGTCCATTATTACCCTGAGGCCCTTGAAATCCTTGATTTCCTAAAGTTCCCTGTACTCCCTGTGCTCCTGTGATTCCTTGAAACCCAGTAGTACCATAAGGTCCTTGAACTCCAGCAGGTCCTCCTCCATTAGCAACCAACTGATCAAAGTTATAATTAACCTTGTCCAACTTTAAGTTGTCAGTATCTAATGTTGATATTTGTTTTAAATTAATTGCCATTTCTAACTTTTATCTTTATTTATATATTTCTTTTTCTTTACAACATATTAAGGTACTAACAATGTAACACTACCGCCTTCTCCTTCGAAATCTGCTGACATTATATAAGTATATGTTCCAGCATTATTAAATGTTATATAATGTTCACTTGGGGTACTACCACTGATTCCCTCATATATAGACATACCTGATATATTTAAGGTTGATGTTGTTCGGTCATTTCGATAAATACCCCCAGCAGTTATTATTTTAATGCTAAGACCTCCTTGACTTACGTGTATACTACCGAATACTACGTTACCATTAGCATTATTTGCTTCTGTTATATATTGACCTCCATCTATGATAATACCACCGCATTGATATACCCCATCTAATCGACTACTATTTGTTATATCAGATCTTGTGTCAGGCGTAGTATCTGCATCTAATAAAGATCCGTATGGAAATTGAGCACCTATTTTGATTTGATTTTTTATCTTTAATATATGAGATGTTCCGTCATTAACATCTACAAACGCATTATTAACAAAAACAATACCATCAGAACTATTAATTCTTTCTAAGATATTACTTCCTAACGGATATTGAACATTTGTTGAATAGTATATATGCTGTGCTGAATCAGAAAAAGTACAAGAATGTGATCCAATCCCAAATGAAACCTCAATTTCACCTGCATATTTTACAAAATTATCTAATATATTATCTTGGCCAAATGAACTACCATTCCAATATCTTCTTACCCACACTGTGTTATTAGGATCAGTTTCTCTATACCAACCGACAGGAGCAGTTCCTCCATTTATGTTTAATGTTGTTGCTAATGCAAATGTGCTTTCATTTATTACATGGGTAACACCATTTAAAGGCATTGTCCAGTTTAAATTTAAAACACTAGTGTCATGCCTTAGAGATATGTTATTTTGAGTAGCACATGCTTCGAATAATGTAAATGATGATCCATTCCAAAATCTAGAAAGTCCATTTTTAGCATACCATTTATTAGCAGGCGCAATAGATAAATTAGAATCATATAAAACAATACCATTTAAATCGTCTTGTTGATCTTCCCATATATTACTAGAAGTACCTGTCCAATCATACGTTTGACTAGAGGCTGAACATGATATTAAAGAAGAATCACTAGGGTCTGATAAAACAATAGGTGTTGTTGCTATTTGAGTACCTGCTCCGGTTTTCCAACTAAGTAGCGCGTTTCCTAAATTAATAAGATGGATTTGTTTATTTTGAGAAAGCGTAGTTCCTCCACTATTAAACGATGTTAATATATCAGATGAATCGGTAGAACCTGTTACATCATATGTACTATCTACACTGTTAAATATACAATCAACAGATATATTACCTCCCCCGATTAAAACCGGATTATTACTAGCAACATCAGATGAATGTATGCTTTGTAAATTACCATCACTTTCTATACTATACCTAAAAGAATTTAAATTAGGCACTAAATACGAAATAATACCCTGATAATCCCAAGTTTGTCCATTACATAAATACCATCCATCAAATGCAGTGTTTTCCCTTCCCCTTCCATATGATACTTCAAGCAATCCACTATTAACATCAACACTCGTGCTAATATCTTTGTAAAAATTTGTATCGTTGAAATCAACAGAACCTATTGACATAATAGAACCTACTGGAAGTGCCCCAAATACTTCGTATTTATTTCTCCAAACAACTTCACCTGTATCATTGACAGAAGTTAATACTTTAGATTCTGCTATGTTTTTCGTGTATTTTAAAGTATCTATTTTAGTGTCTTCTGATCTAACTGGAATCTCTGTAGTAAATATTGATTCTGTGAAAGTAGCAAGTATATTTCCGTTTGAATTATATAAATTATGTGTTAAGTTTTGTAAATCAATCTTAATATTCAACGGGTTTGATGTTCCCGGTAAACTAGTTCTACCGACATCTAATCCATTATTAGTTAAATGAAAGGCTGATCGGTTCCCGAAACCATCTCCCATACTTATATTATTTCTAGTAGGGGATCCGAAGAACACACTTGGGGTTCTTTCCCAGTCCAATGAATTATCATACATATTATGACCTGATTGTACTCCAATAATAACTGGAACAGCTGAAAATTCAGGATGTCCTGATTCAGTTGGCGTTAGAGTACTGTTAGTTTTTGAGGAATCATTATGTTTTTCCCATGTTGAAAATCCATCAAGACCTATGAAACCTTGATTTCCATTAGGTCCCTTTGTTCCGTCTGGGCCGTCGTATCCTAGATTACCTGTAATTCCATCAGGGCCTTGTACTCCAATAGGACCTGGCATACCTCCATTCTCTAATTGATTAAAATTAAAATTAAGTTTATCAACTTTGGATTTAGCCCACCAATTAGGATTGTTAGGATCTAGATCACTTTTAAATATTTCTTTAATACTTATTGACATGTGGTTATGCTTGTATTTTAATGTGCAGCTTTAAATTATATTTATAGCCTAGTTTTTTATTATATATTAATCTAAAACTCAGTCCATCGTTCTGATACCCTTGAATTTCAAAATTAGTTTGTGCAGTATACCCTCCGTCTTTTAATTTTTCAGGTGAATCTACAGATACAAAGTCTGTTGTTAAATTTTTACCAGCAATCCCATATACCTCAGTGTTATCAATTATAAATCTATTAACAATATTTGAATAAACATATTGTTCCAAATCATCTGAAATTGTAGACTTGTCTCCGAATGAATTTTCTGGAGTAACATATTTTACAAATTTAGACAATATACCATCCTCTAATAATTCATTATATATTGACTTAGGTAGATATAAATCTGCAATAATTTGAGAGTCTTCTTCTAGCCAGTGAATTGCTGACGTATTTAATTTATTAAATCTAATATGATCTAGCGAATCTATTGATGATTCTTTAGTTTTTGAAAAACTAGTTAAATCATAATGATCTTTAACTTTCATAATTGTTGAAACCATAAATGATTTTAGCTCTATAGGATTTAATGTGCCATGTACTGGTTCACTTTTTCCTCCAGGTAATGCCTTTGTATAATAGTCACTTGCATATTTAGATTTAAAAATATTAAAGTCCTTTTTATCAATAGCGATTTCACCAATCAAAGGATATAACGGCAATTTATCTGACGTTTCAGATAATTTTAACAAGTTTTTTGAATTATCACTATTTACTTTATGATAGTGCATGTTGTTGATAAAACCATATTTTTCATCTACGTCTTTGTATGATGCAAACGCGACTCCGAGATTTCTAAACTTACTATAAACCAAATTAGCTCTAACATCTCCCACATCATTAATATCTATTGTTTTAGATCCAACCTCTGGTAGATGTATGCTTTGATCGTTATGTATATCTGTGAAACTGACACAATCTTTGAACAATGGGTTATATTCCCCATTCATTCTTCTTAGTATTGTAAAATACCCACCATCGCTTCTCTCTTTAATAACTTTACCAATCTCAGTCGAAGACAGCTGATATGATTTTGGACGATCACTATCAGACTCTGTATTTAATATTGAAGGTTTAACAACCTCAACACCATCTTGTACTTCTAATACAAATTGATTCTTATGTTCTCCTTTTTTATCAACTGTAATATAATTAATATCTCCGAATTTATTGAATCTCTTAGCGAAGTTATATGAAACAACCTCTTCTAATAAATTAGTCCATCCAGCAGACCCTGTTTTCCAATAAGAGAACTGAGTACCTTGTGGAACTGTATTTAATATACTAACTGGAACCGGTGAGAATATAGGTCCTCGTTCTTCTCCAGGAGAGGGATTGTTTTCAAAATATAATGGAGTTCCATCAACTATTATTTGAGTAGCACTAACTACTGAAATAACTTTAATACATCCGACTCCGTATGATGGTATTGTAAAAAGTAACCATGAATAATCTCCTTCAGCATTTCTGGTTATATTATTAATAAAATCCGCAGATTTATCAATTATAGAAATCTGATCGGCATTTAATGGTATTTGATCTGCTGACCCAAACATCGGAGTAGACATATCAATATTGAAAGGAATCTCCGTATCAATAACATTATTATTTAATATAATATCAGTAGCATTATACATGAATGTTCTATCAATAGACACTACGTCATTTTGCTTTACATTTAAATCTATAACAACACATATAAATTTATGTATGTCATTTTTAACAACATTGTATGATACTGAGTTGATATTAGACCCCGTATTATAGTTTAAAGTTACACCAAATTTATATGAATTAGTTTCGGTTGTTTTTGTAAAAGAAGTAGGGGCTGTTTTTTCAAACTCCTTTCTTTTTTTATAAATATATCTTAACCCTCTAAAAAGAGTGCTCGGTTCTAGTTCACTAGTTCCATTGTCTAATTTAGTATATAGTTTTTTGAATTTATCATCCACCCATTCCGACGTTTGATCATTATATACTCCATTCCATTTAAAATATAGACTGAAATAATCAATATCTGTTGATTTTAATTGCTTTATCGATATACCGTCAGTTGATGTGAAACTAGTATATGACGATAAATCATTTAATTTATTATCATCATAGTATTTCATAGGTATTTGATTAAAATGGAAGTGTTCCATATTTAAATGATCTACGTTTCTGCCAGATTCTAATTGAATTTCTGGAGAAAGGTTATTAGGTCCGAATGCCTCGTTCATATTTAAGATATATGGAAGATTTCTCGCGTTTGTACCATTCTTCATTGCATATTTTAAAACAGTAGGAGTTATTCTACTTTTTAATGAAGTTTCTTTTAATTTATTTTCACTTAATCTGTCATATTCTGACATAATATCTATTGCAGTATATATGTCATCTGGATCTTCTTGAAATAATACCGGGGATAATCCTGTAAAATAAGAGGGATCATCCTCGTGATTCAACTCTGATATATTAGAATTTGACGTATTATAGAAATCGAAATCGAAATCTTTAAGATCATATGCTGAGAATTTACCAAATGAGGGTCTAAGTTTATCATACAATTGAATAACCATATCGGCAGGTGCTTCGAATTGTTTTTCAATGATAATTCGATATACATCTGGATCAGAGTGTTCTGTTATTATATTAGTTATTTTAGAATATATGCTAAGATCTTTGTGTTTTATATATTGACCTACTTTAATATATCCTAGTTCATTAATTGGCACAAGGAATGATGCTCCGATAGAGGAACCCCCTGTTGCAGTATACATAGTCCATTGTGTAAAGTCTGTGTTTGACGTCAATGGAATAACAATATTTTGGTTTAATAAACCAATATTATCTAAATCCCCTGTGATTATCTTTAAGAATGAATTATTATTTGAATTGTATACTCCAAACGACATTCTCTTCCTATTATCGCCATCTGCATAATCCTCTATAGAGAATGTCGCATCTTTTTGATATACCTTATATGTTGTTTTATTTTCTATTAATTTACTTATAGCGATTGCAATCTGATTCAAAGTACCTGCTGATGAGAATTTATTCCCAACAAACGTACCCTTACCTAAAGAATCATCCGCTATTAAAGTGAAATCATACAAACTATATGATTCTATTTCTATTTCTGTTTTGTCTCCAATATAAAATCTATCATTGTTGTTTGGTTTTGCAACCACTTCAACCTTTATAAATCCTTTGTTTGATGTTTTTTTAGAAAGTGCATTAACTTTATTATCTGATTTTATGAATGCATTAGTATCTACTAAAGGATCTATGCCAGATATTGATAACTTTAATCCAGAAGCGTACGTGTTGTTTTTAATATGTAGAAAATTGTCACCACCTAGGTTAATATAAGAAAGTATAGGTAACTTTAGGTCAGATGTTCTTGGTAACATATCTTCGTGAGTAAGTCCTACTGGTGCAACGTCGTATACTGAGGTCATGGTATTAGGTTTAATACTAATGATGCCGTCCGTCGAAACTGTATCTATATCAAAAGATCCTTCCTCTACGACATCTACGTATAATCCAAAGTATCTGTAAATTTCATAGTTATCTGCTGACGAATCGTCAAACATAAATTCCATGTTAACTAAATTTGCAGAAATAAGACCATGTCTTTCAAATCCTTGAGTTATTAATTCATTTGAATCTATCTCTAAATTATCTTTCTGTATGTAGTCCTCTGCAATATAATCTTTCTTTGAAGCAAAACCCCCTTTACTAGTATCAATACCTTTATATTGTATTGAACCTGATTCAGCAAAATTAAAGTCTATTACAGAACTAGGCATTCCTTTATCAAAGACATGTCTGTCTAGATATTTACCTATGTTACTTTTTGGTGTAAGGTCGAATGTTTTAACAATAGCTGCATATTCTAGTAAATCTAATATTCTAGAATTTTGACCGTTTGTATTTTCCTCGTATTTTGTTTTGTAATCTACATCTAATACTCGATATACTACGAATTTCCTAGGAATTCTTCTATCTAGCCATATTGGAGCGAATATCTTGTATTGTTCGTCGTATAACTTAGTAGCATTAAAACTTGCGCCGTAGTTGTATTCATTCTCATATTGGTACGAGTATTCTGAATATGGAGTAATGTCTGAGTATTTTCTTAATGTTTGAAATCTTTCATTCTTAGGTGCTCCTTTGAAAAACCTAGCAACGTCATTCGAATAAGTACCATCGGCTGAAATGTTAAGCTTCTGATATTCTACCTTTGAAAGCAGTTTACTTGCTTTGAAAGAACTCATGAATATATTATCGACCGAATCCACAACTAACTTTAAATTACTAGTTAATTTAGGATTCGTTCTTAATATTGCAAATGAAGAATTATCTTCGGTGTTTTGTATGTTGAAATTTATAGCCATCTATGGGACCTCTTTTTAGTTAAATTATATATCATAATTTTAAGAGGCTCCTATCTGCTACTGTATATAAGTCTCCGTTATATTTGGTATTGTAAAATCTACGGGCTTACCGTCGAAGTGGTATTTATGTGATGAGTTATAATTAGACAACATAGATGATGTGATAGCATTTACGTTTTTACCAGTTGCTTTATACTTAGAATATACTTCGATATCGAATTGGAAGTCGTTTGCATTTGAATCTATAACATCAATTCCAATTTTCTTAGAATAAGTTAAGTTCCCAAATGTATTACCAGTAACTCCTCCTACTTTACCAGATCCAGTAGATCCAACTCCATAATAATCTGTCATTCTATATTGAAAAACTAAATCCATTACTATTGAATTCTTACTACTACCAGGAACAATCTTCTTACCTCTTTTATTACTTGCGTCAACCACTATTGATTCCTTGCTAAGAGGAGAAATGTATAAGAAAGATCCACATGACTTTGCACCAAGTAGATATTGATCATTAGGTTCAAATGAATTCTTTAATGATGTTCTATCAGCAACAATACCTGCACTATTTAAAGTAGATACTGTTCTAAAAGGAGTTTGTTGTTTACCGAATAAATCAGAAGCTCTTCTAGGAGCCGTCTTAGGCATACTAATATAACCATTAGAAGCTATTTCAAGAGCCGTAAGGCCTGAAGATGCTAAAGGATGATCAATATGCATTAATATACTATCGTCATATATTACAGACGTTACTGTATTTAACTTAAGTAATCCAGTTGATGTTGGTGTGAAATTATCATTAACTACAGCATCCTTATGTCCATTCCATATGAAATCTTCATTAACATTGCCATCTGGCGTTCTACCTGGTTGCAATGCATCTGTAAAGATTTTATTTGAATCGGTTGTATTTATCCCTGTTAATTGATATGCTGTAGAAATTCCGTATTCATATGTATCGAATCCAGATAAATCTTGAGCATCAATATCTCCGTCAGTTCCGTCAGTACTTCTTAAATATAATCCTCTATCATTTGCTAGATTCATATATCTTGAATAGATAAATTGACCTTTCAATTGAGTTGATTGTAATGGACTCTCATTAAAATAATTATGTGCTAATAAGTCTATCGAATCTAAATTCTGATAAACAACAGGTACTTTATCATAATTACCCTCTGTTGTGTAGTAATTATCTCCAGCAACCGCATTATCAATAACCCCTGTTCTTAATCCAAATAAAGTACTATCACTTGAAGAAGGCACTGGTTTCTCAACATCTCCTAATATTCTAGCAATTAACTCTAAATCTGAGGCTTGCGAATTTGTTAATCTTATTTTAAAGTTCTTAGTTACAATAAATCCTTTGTAATTTTCTGCAGGAATTTCATCAACATAAAATCCTCCAAATACTTTAACAGTACTATTGTTGGTTACTTGTGTAACGTTACCGTCCTCATCTATTATCTGTATTAATAGATCTCCAATTGTTCCGTCAATTTCTGCTCTTAATCTTTGTACTTCGTTTTGAAGTTCCAAAAGCTTATCATATACTGAAATAGGATTCTGCTCTCCAGTTAAGAAACCAGATGCAACTGCCGCAGCGTTATGTGCAAAGTGTTTTTCATTCACTGTGAATGAATCTCCAACGTGATCGAATATACCAGCAGCTTCTAAATCTTCTTTTAATGTAACTTTTAAATTATCTAATTCGTTTTGAGTAATTAAACCAGATATTGAATCTGTTGAAAGTTCTCCTTCTGGAAATTCAACTTTAATAATCTCTGACCAATCACTTGTTAATGGATTAGATGGATATCCAGCTTCAGAAACAGATTGAACCATAATCTCTACGATTTCACCTGAACTGATTGGAATATCTAATGAATTGAAGTTAACTGCTTGTGCATCTTCTTCGCTTTCAATAATCCAAGAATATTTTCCATCCTCATTTAATTCTCTTTTTCTAACAGGACCATTAAACTCTGTCCAATTTGAAAAGGCAGCAGTTTTTGTTGTTTGGTTTGCAGAATCTGTAAATCCGATCTGTTCAACTTGACTAGTTTTACCAGAAGTCGATACGTATCTATATCTTATTTTAAACTGAACTACCTCTTGTGAAACTTCATCTCCTATTGTTTTAGGTTCTGGAATTGACCAGAATCCTCTAACTCTAAATTTTGGAGTAACTGCTACAATATCGGTAGATTCAGCAGAAGCTTTAATCTCAGATACTATAGATGAATATAGCTTAGATTCAGATACTCTCTCATTAACAAGAGATTTGAATTCGTTATATTGTTTATTTCTTTCAACTTTAGATTTAAACTTCTTAGTGTTTAATAAAGATTTTTTAGCTTTAATTGCCTCACTAGTATTAGATAGGCTTTGCTCAGCTGCTACTTTATCAGACTTAAGTTGTTTAATCTTAGTCGTTGTTGTATTATCTGTTAAATGTTTATTTATTTGTACAACCTTTAAATTACCAGTAATTACTACAGGAGTTGCAGGTACTACACCAACTGCTGCCGGTGGAATATAATCAACATTAAATCCTTTAATGAACTGCCCGAAATCTGCAACTTCTTCTTTATAATAAGAAGATAAGCTTTGTATTGTTCCGTCTGATCCTGGTATTTGTAATTCATTTGAATAAAATCCTATCCCAGGAGAATATTCATTTGAAGGTATATTTGATGCTGGATCAATTGGTTTAATAAAGACAACTTGTCTTTCATCAAATCCAATGTTTATTTCAACATCTAAGTCTGTATCTAAATCTTTGTATATTGATAGCATTTTAGAACCTATCTTAATAGATTCAAATCCTTCAATTAATTCTAACTCAATCTGTGATGTTGAATTATCTATTGATTTAATAATATATCTAGTTCTTAATTCCCCAGAGTTAATAACTAATGATTCTCCAACCTTTAAAACTTCAGTATCTAGAAGCGTTTTAGAAGCGTCTGAGAACGTCAGTTTATTTAGAGTGAATAACTTAATAGTTTTGGTTTGAGTTGCGCCATCAACAACCTGTGACTTCTGTTCATTAGATATTTTAGTGATATCAAAGTCTCCGTAATATTGTATTGTTCTTATTGGCATTTCAATAACTTCTGAATCTAAATAATATTTTAATTTATTTTCAGTAATTGCATTTTGAATTGCTTTGTATTTAATTTCACTTTCTCCTTTATATAACTCATCAAATTGATCTACTGTTGCAGCATCCTTTGAGTCAAATATAAATCTCTCAATATAAACTCTTTCAGTTTCAACAGGAAGTTGTCCACTTACATCTAACTTAATAGTTAATAGTGGATTTAAAAAGTTTTCGAAAAATGCATTCAATTTTGTATTAAATTGAGTAGGTGCTGCTAAATTTGTGATTGGTTTAGAAGGACCTTTAAGCCTAGACGTGTGTAATTTTCTAAACGATCCATCCTTTAACCTAACGTTTGCTCCATTACCTTCAACACCAGTAATAGATTCTAAATTAGTATTTAGTCTTTCAATTTCTCTCTTTAAATAACCAAATGCAGGTATTTGTACAGATTTAACACCCTCACTATTAGGGTCCCATAAATCTACTGTAACTGTTTCTTTGTCAGTTGAGATCGCTTCATTAATACGATTGAAAGTTTCTAGTGAATTAGTGTTTAATTCTAGAAACTGTTCAAGTAATTGTGATATTGAATTGTGTGCACTCATAATTATCTTATAATTTCAAGTTCGAATGTCTTGTTTGTTTCGTCAACGCAAATTAATTCAACATATGGTTTTTTACTTAGTATCTCTCCGGCGTTAATCGAATTCTTAAGTACCCATTTGTTATTTTCACTTACGTATATATTGATTCCGTTGTTATCTAAATTTAATATAGAATTTTTAAAGGTTAATTTAACCACTTGTCCTAATTTAAAAGGTGTAACACTATCATCTAAGTATATATCTAAATCACTAGAGAACGTCTCAGTTTCATTTAAATATATTCTAATTAAGTTATCATATTTCTTTATTCTTGTCCAAATTCCTAAACCAGAAGATGCTAATGCAGGATTCCATGGAGTAGTTTCGTTAATATCTCCTAATACTTGCTTAGAATTAAAATCATAACTATTGGTTTTATTAAGATAATATCCATAATTAGTATTATTTACCTTGATCTTACCGGGAGTTGACTTATCTATCGCAACGCCATTTCCTGAACTAACAACATCAGTATTATATTGAATCTCAGTTGGGATAGTTCCGTTAATAACTTGGTTTAATCTATCGTTTGTTGAAGAAATAAGATCTAAGATAGATCCTGCATCTTTAAAGTTTAAAGAGGCTTTTTCAAGAGACGATTCAACTTTAGATATTCTAGAAGCTAACGCTGTTTGTTCAACTGAAGTTAATAATAAATTCTCTAATCCATTTAATCTATTAGATAGATCAGTATATCTGTGACTTGCTTCTGCTAAAACTTTAGCAGCGTTCTCAAGTGCACTTGTTGAATCAAAGAATATATCCATAGAGAAGGTAGAATAATCATTGATATTAGATTCTATTCCTACATTATCTAAAGATGAATTAAATTTAACGTTTAGTTTTAATGCGAAAGCATTCCCGTTTAATCCAGTTACTTCGTTTGGTTTGTATTTACTTAATTCTGGTAAAGACCACCCAGTACTTGCTGGATCGTATTTGAAATTATCTAATAAGATAACACCATATAAGTTTGTTGATTTATTTCCAGGGTTAGATTTAGAATAAACATCATAATAGACTAATATTGCATTGAATCTAAAATCTCCACCCCTTTTAGAATAATCTAAATGGTTATTTAATTTTTTATCATTAACAATAGTAGAATATGTGGAAGAATTCCACTCTATTCCATAGTTATAAGATACGTTTGGGCTTATATCTATAGATCCATCACTTGAATCCGCTAGAGATTGTAAGTTTATATTTGAATCTGGATGATTTTGTCCCTCTCTTCCGTTAATAAAAGATGTTGGGATATATGTTGATGCTGTTGTATTGTAATTTGACGACTTAAATAATACAGTTGGAGTATATCCAACAGCAGATGGTACATTTACAAAAACTTCATTATAAGTATCTCCATTATAATTTTTATCGTTAGTTACATCTACGTTTCCTAAGTATTTAACTACTTGGCTGTATTCTGATCCATTTTGTATTGAATCATCTTCTTCTACTAATCTATTGAATCCAGATTCTACTTCTTGTGAATTAGCTGCTCTGGTTCTAAACGCTCCAATATGATTTAACCATTTGAAAAAGATCTTTTCAGAATCTGAAGAATATAACGTGTTGTCAAAATCATCATCTGATAAAATAAAGTTCTCTAAGTTAAGTGCATAGTTTTGAAACGACTGTGCAAAGTGACGATTGGCATTATCGTCTGGTGAAGTATCACTATAAGCTGGGGCTAATCCCCCTCCGGCAACCGGACCACCTTCGTATAAATTACTGAATTGAATATAGTTGTTAGTAGCTCCTGCTGAAGGCTCTGCAACAACTGGCATATCTAGTAATGCGAATTTTGAATATTCAAAAACAATATCCGGATTATAGTATGCACGTGTAAGATCTCTAGCTGCGCTAGAAAAAGCATACATAGTACCTCCTTGTTCCTGTGGAATTCTAATTAATGGTGTAGCCATTTATTTGTTAATTTTTTTTAGAAAGTTAAAGTAGTGTTGGCGTGAGAAATCACATACCATACTGCGTTAAAATATCTAAGTGTTATTGTTCCGTTATCAGCAATTGTGAAATTAGCTGAAACTCCGCCGATGTTCGACGAGTTGATCTGAATACCAGCAGCTCCACTTGCGATGAAAGTTACTGTTTGACCATTGTTACCCGATGCTATGACATTAACTCCATTTAAAACGGTTGAGTCTAAGACATACGTTGTTTTTCCATATAAGTTTGCCGATGGCATCGCCGATACAGCAGCTACAGAATCTTGCATTCCACCTGCTAATATTAAAGACTTGTTTACAGTCAATGGTAAAGACGCTGTGATGTCAGATGCATTAACTATGAATGATGGATTTCCACCATTTACTATGCTTAAACCAGATGCACCCATAGTGCCAGTAAGCGTTAAAGATTGTGTATTTACATCTAATAGATTAGCGATTCCTGCAACCTGATCATTGATCGTTGCGAAATTATCGTTAATTACTATTCTTGAAGAAGATAAACTATCTGTTCCTAAAATTGTTGTGATACTTGCCATTTTAAATTATTTTTAAAATATTTTTTGTTATTGTGTTCTTATTTCCGTTAGAGTCCAATAAATCTAACTCTACTGTGTAATATCCCTTCTCTTTAAATAGATAAGTTAATATTGGATTACTATAATATATATCTTCGATATTTAACGTATTATTAATTACTCTCCATTGTTCTGAAACTATTCCCGGCATGTTTGTTAAATCATACGAAAATGTAACATGGTTAAGCATATGTAATTCAGCTAAATTATTTATTATATATGTATCATCGAAACCAGGGTTATAACTTACGAAGTTTAATTTTTCATCTATCGAACCTCCTGCTATATTACTAAAATAAACATTACTAAAATCATAACTACGAGCAGCTTCTTTTGCAACTGCTAATATATAAACACATTTATCTTCACCAAGAGATCCTGTACCTGTCGATTCGTTATTATCGGTATCTACTAAAATAGGATTATAATTAAATTTAGTTAATATAGGGTGATCGATCGGATCAAGCCCTGATAATTCATTAGAAACCCCAACCCACGCTGCAATATCCTCATCATTAATTGGGAATGTACTATTAATTGTATAAGAATCTGTTAATGTCTCTCCAGTTGACGGACTTATTTGTTCAACTTTCAGAGAATATCCATTAGTATATCCTCCAACCTTTATCTGAAATGACGAATTAATATCTCCACCGACTCTTGTCATTTTCCAGGTTACTTCAGGACCATCGTCCCAAACATGTGTTTTTAGATCCGCCCATTGATATGGTCCTGGAGTTTCATTAAAACCACCTGGTTGCAATGCATCTAAAAATCTTCTAACAGTTGAATGTGCTTTACCAACATGAACTTCATCATTAATATAATTAGTACGGTCCATTGTTAAATAATAAGTACTTATAACATCATTAACTGGTATTAAATTCTCTCTAGACCAGTCCCAGCTAGATCCACTTGAATTCCATGCATGTTTATAATCTTTCCAGTCTAATTTTTTAGGAGCTAATTGAGTTAATCCATAAACTTCAACGTTCTTGTTTTTAACTTCAATCCACTCTTTATTAATCTTAGTACTTTTTACATTATATAGATCATACATATTCGTTTCAATAGTATACGATCCAGCAAACGGTAAAGTTAATGGGAAATTAGTATATTCATAGACAGGACCTCTATATGCTTTTTCATAATTATTAGGACCAGATATTACCCACTCAATTTCATATACTCCCCTATGCCACCAGTTATTCCATGTTAATAGATTACTTAATGTTAAATCATGAGCTTCTATATATTCGGTAAGATTACTAATCCCAGACGTAGTTGTATCACTAGATAATCCCTGGACCGTGTTAGATACTTCCGTATCTTCAGCATCTAACCATGTGAAATCAGCAAGATCCCATGAATCTTCTAACCCTTCGGCATGTAAAGATACAGGTGCTCCTATTGGAATATTTTCTATAGTATTAAATGTATCTAAATTATTGTTATAATATTCTTTATAGAAATTACCAATTGACGCTATTAACTCTAATCGAACTGATTGAGATAACGCACTAAAATCTTGTCCGAATCCAGTAAGCCTGTAATCAACCTTACGAAGATCTTCCATAAATACATCTCTTTCCGCAGGCACTTTAATAGTTTTAAATTCTATTCCGGCATTTTGTACTTTAATATTATGTTGATTATTCCATACATTCTGGTTAAATTGAGAAAAGTAATCCCCTTCACCTGTAATATCTACAATTTTAGCTTGTAATGGTAAATAATCTTTTTGTAATTTCTTTTTTAATCCGTATAATTTAATTAAAACCTCATCTGGAGAATAGTCAATAGTCTCTTTAACAGTTGGAATATCCCACTCATCCTGTAATCCAGTTGGAGTATTCAATCTATAAACTAAAGAGAATCTAGATGTCTTCTTTTGATTTGAATTAGGTAAATCATTTCCTTTATTTTTATCTGCTAAAAATCCAACGACATCTTGATTTGGAATTGCGACAGCCTTTAGCTTTCCGAAATTCTCAGATTGTTCATTGATGTTTAACCAATATTCCTTTAAAGTTATTTTATCATATCCGAAGAAATCAATTGCATTTAGTATTGCCTTATAAGTTCCTATAAATGGCTTGATTTGAGATGCTTGTAAAAGTAACTCTTTACGTTTTTGGTTTAATATTGTATAATCAGGAGATTGTTCTTGTATATTAGAATCTCTAAAGATATAATAGTCTAAATCGTCTAGATTCATACCCATATTCGTTAAAAGTACTCTTAATCTTTCATCTTCTCCTTCAACTTCACCATATACCTTAATAGAAGCAATTTCTCTTGTTTCAATACCATTAACAACCTCAATCACACTTAGTGTTCTAATATGAAAACCTTCAACATTTGAAGACAGTGCAACCTGGACAACAATAGGTTGTGCCAGTAAACTGTCAGCTGATACTTTCTTACCATTTGATATTGAACCACTCGTTGTCGATGGTAATAATTTATGTGTTTGTTCTTTATCTATTTGGATGTTTAATTCTCCGGCAACTGCCTTTGCACTGTATAAAAATATATCAGTACTTGTATTATAATCATCTTTGAATTTGAATTTAAAAGAAACATCCCCAGATGCTTCAGCAATTGGAGTAGTATTTAATTCCTCAAATAAAGGTCCTTCAACCTCTTCCAATATATGCAAAGTTAATGTCTCGTATAATCCAGTAGAAACAACCGGAAGATATGAAACACCCTGCCATAAATCTAGTTCAGAGTTATAGATTAAATTTAAGTCGTTAGACTCGTTGTCAAAAAATCTTAGATTGTTATATGCCATTATCTAAAGTTTTTATAGTCTTTTTTTGTTGTGTATGATTTATATCCCTTTAAAAATGTTACCGAATCAATAAGATCTGATATCACTTTCTGGATTAAAATTACGAAATCGTTCATTCTAGCATTTCTATAAACATAAGGAGACATTGAATTCTTTAAAACATTGTTCGTATAATCGTTACCTTTGTTCTTACGATCGTCCACTATTGTTTCTCGAACACTATATGTTCTCTTTTGTCTACTCTTAAATAAATTTTGTATTAATGATGCCATTATAACGCTTTTCTATTTTTAGCTTGTATTTTAGAAAAGATAGTATTTGGTACTGCAGGTTCATCAAAGTAAATTGAAAGAGCTCCTTGCTCTCCAAGCTTAGCATCGTCTAGAACTGAAACATTATCTCTATCTAGCCAACCTCCTCTGAATAATGCAATTTCTTCTCTACCTAATAATATATCTCCGAAAGAATCTAAATTAATAACTTCTTCTGGTAAAGCAGCTCCCGGTTCAAATTTCACCTTTTGCTGAGTAACTGTTCTTTTAAAGAAAACATATTTAGATTTACCGTTTCCAATATTTTCTAACACTGGAGTAGAAGGTGTAACCTTAACTTTCTCTAGAATGTAATATCCTAACCTACGTGCATCTTCCTCCATTTTAGATATAAATCTAACATTTACAGAATCAATCCCCTCGATGTTCTCTAATACCGCTATAATATCTGATTTAGGTAAACGATCTCTTCTAGTTATATTAATTAGATACTCTGAAATCTTAGCACGAACTTCAGAATAAAGGGTTGCTTTATTATATCCTTCGAAATATCTAAGTTTTACATCCATTCTAAAATATTGAACTATTGGATCTACTATTTTAACTTCAGTGGTAACCATTTGCTGGCCACTATTTTCTAATAAAGATAAGAATCCATTCTTTTCATCACTTGAGAAAAAGAATTCATCTAATCCTAAATTAAAATAATCTTTATTCTTTGTTAATTTCCTCGCGGTATCAGGTAACATGAATAAGTATATCACGTTATCATCATCTATAAATCCATCATCTGTTGTATTATATGCATCTAAATAAGAGAACATTCCATATCTTGAAAGAAAGTGTTCATATGAATTTGGATTCGCTAATACAAATGAATGAGATTGTAGAGGTGCTATTAATTTTGTTAATTTAACGTCTTCTGGGTTTGCTCCCATTTTAGGGGCAGATGTAAATGATGATTCTAATAACTCGTTTAAATCATATTCCTCTCCGATTGAATCGAAACCAGGAGTTATGAATTTAAACGTAAGATCTTTAGAACCCGTTAAATTACCATTAGATCCATCAGTTACTAAGTATTCTATATTGATAGAAGCTCCTGTTGATGGAATCATTCCAAAAGAACCATTACCAAAATAAATATCTAAACCTCCATTAATTCCAGTTTTAACTAAATATCCTTTAGTTCCAACCTTCATATCATATAATGAATCAAATTTAGTCCATAGTTCGCTATTAACACTAACTCTAGGCGAGTGATGATCTGTGTTACCCTTTACAACTATATTAAAAGACTGTAATTTTTCACCAAGAGAAGTAACTGTCTGTGATTCTATTTTACCTTGTGTTATTGGTATATAAATATACTCAGAATTACTTTTTTCAATTCTAAATTGATCATTGTTGGTTTTAAGAATATATTCTAACCCGTTAGAAGTACACTTAATTACTGAATTCTTAGATATATTAAGAGCATCTCCTGAAATATCAGCACTTGCTGACGTATTTAATCTTAGTTTTATTTCACCATATGCACTTGCTCCTCTAAAAGAATCATGACCGGCTAATCTAGCTAATCCATATATAGATTCTGGATTCTGTGCGGTTAATATGTTTTGTTCTACTGTTGAATCTTCTATATAGAAGAAAATCAGTTTAGTAATTTCAGATAATACATCTAGTATTTGCGAGAACGGCGAAGCAGTTGTAAATAACTCGTTGGTTCTACCATATATACGAGAAATATATGACCTCGTATCGGAGATCATTTCATTTGCTTTGATTCTAGTTGTATTTAAAAATTTAAATTCAGCCATTGTTTGTTTTTATAATTTTATATGTAAACTCCTAGTTGAAATCTAGAATCTACGGTAATATCTAAGAACATTACATGGTGCGTTGTATCTTCAACAACTTCAACAGTAACATTTACGTTATATTTTCTAGACAAAGGCACATATGCATTCAACTGTTCGTCTATTATTTTTTTTAATTGGTAATCATTATACCTTAATTCATATACATGATCTTCTAGGTTTGCTCCAAAATCAGGAGATCCTAATACTTCACCCTTTCTAGTAAAAAGCATGGTCTCGATCTGAGTCAATAGCATTCCTAGTTCAGCATCTTGTTGTATAGCATCTGGTTTATAGTTAGGTTCACCTATATCTTTAATGTAAAATTCCATATAATTATATATTCGTTTAAGAATGCATCATCCAATCGGTTCCTTCATCACTCTTTATTTCTTCAATAACTGCTTCTAATTCTCCCTCTCCCATTCCTTGAATAAGATCTGCGTTTACTGTAACATTTCCAGGTAATGTAAATCCGAAGATACCTAATTTCTGCCCTAATGATATTTTGATTTTAGCAGCACAATATCTAAAAAATGCTTCATCACTAAATAACGCACATTCAGGAATCGTTTCATAAACTTCTAATATAACATTCTTAACCGGAGTTCCTCCCGTGAATTTTAATTCATGTGTTAATTGACTATATTGAAAACTAATTGGGTTTTCTATAATCTGTCTCGCAAGATCATAGAAACTTTCATTAATAACATATGCTTGTAAGTTTTCTGCGCCTGCTGCTGTTGAAGCTCCTCCAGACATTCCCTGCATCATCATTCTTTCTGTTGAAAAATCTCCTTGAGAGAAATTAACGTCTGATGATCCTCCCCATCTTGATCCAGTTTCTGCACATCCATATACGGAATAGATTTCATTTCCTCCTGTGGTTACATCAGGTCCTGGTAGTGTGATAGATCTATTTGCTTTGAAATATTCAGAAGAAAATAAAGCGACTGGTAATACAACCAAGCTTTCTTTAACCGAATACTCGTAGTTTTTATAAAACCATTTCTTTGCTCTTTTAACGATGTTTTGAACTTCTTTTTTTGGTAAATTCATCGGAATCATACAAGACCCTGTAACATCCTCAGCTAATTCTGAAACGAATTCATTAAAACAGTCACTACCAAATTGTGGATTACTTAACCATTCTTCTTTGCCTACAAATATATTACTCATTTTTTATTATTATTTTTAAACTTCTTTATATAAGATCTTTTCAGTATCTTTAAATCTTGCTTGCTCTAAGTCATATCTTCCTTCTCTAAAGATTCCACCTATCATTGAACCTTTTAATATTCCATCACCATATATATAACCATCTTTTACTGTGACGCTTTGGTGAATATAGCTACTTTTGATTTTTGAAGAGTTAACTTCACAGTTATCATAAAAACTACAGTATTGTAAATCAGATCCCTCAATTTCACATCTAAATAAATCACAGTGGAGCAATTCCCCTCTAATGTGACAATTTATAAAATCATATCTTTCTAGTTCTACGCAATATCTTAGCTCCCCATCCTGTACCTGTACTTTACCTGTATCAGTATCATAATTTATATGTCCTTTGACTAAAGTTCCATGCGTGAATAGTTTCATTACTCTTTCCTTGATATTAACCCAATGTAAATCTAATATTTGAGGATTCTTTGTTAAGTCAACTGTGAATTGTACATCATTCCATTCCTTCTCTATAAATCTCCAATCTTTCCTAGAATCTATAATTCTCTGGTTCTCAGAAAGTATTCTCTTTAATTCTAAAGCATTAAGTGGCGTGAAATGTTTATCTCCAGTCGAATTCCAAAGTTGCATTAGGAATTGATCTAGCATGTGTAGTATTGTTGAAGTTTTCTTTTCCCAATCTTCTCCACCAATATATCTGAACTCTAAATAGTTCTTATGTCTTTTATCAAAATTGATTCCGTAGTATTTTGAATCAGGATATATGAAGTTCTGTGAGTGTATATGTTCTCCGTTAAAGAAACTCATGCCTGTTTTTGGTAAGACAAATTTGACAGATTTAGCATACGCTGAATCTTTTCTTTCTGGAAAGAATTTAAATACTTGATCTTCTTTAAAGTCAAGTATAAATTTAAGTACATTCATTTTAGAGATGCGGTACTTATCTTCTATTTTGTTTTTATCAAATGATAAGTTCAAGTGAATTGATGATCTATCGTTTGTGTAACCGTTTTCTTCGATCCATTTACAAACATTGATAATCATTAATCTTGCAGAATAATATTCTTGTGGCCCGGTAACAAGCTCCATTAGCTTTTCCCCACCACTCATATCTGGTTCTATTTTAAACTCGTCGGAAGTAACTTCAAAGTCACTGTGCGCTTTTTTCTCTACTCTAATCTTTTTGTTTAATAAAGTCGCAAGTTCTTTTGCTGTTTTATCAATTGGTAGATTTGAATAGAACTCGAATTCTACGCCGACAAGGCAATTTTTCAGTACTTCTGAGTCGTTAAATGTGTTCATTCTCGAATATATGTTAAACTTAAGTTAGTTTATATATTCAAGTTATATTATGATAATATTGAAACTATCTTTCTAATATAACAAAATCACCGAATGCATCATCGAATACTTTAATTAAGTTCTCGTAATCTCCACTTGTCATTTGCTCAAGTAATTCCTCATATGGTTTATCTAATTGCATACAGAACCTTTTAGCAAATCCAAGTAATGCAAACGCATTTCCATCAGGACCTGTTAAATCTATAACTATCGGAGTGTCTTGATGCTTGTGTATTTTCTTTCTAATCATTATCTCTGTTTATTGTTATTATGCCTTTTATAGCGGCTCCTGATACGTTTATTAAAACGACAACCCCTAAGAATCTCCAACCACTTGCAAAAATCCATTCTAATACTTCAATCATATTTTATGTGCTTTAAATATTTCACTATTATTTATAAAATCCAATACTTCTTTATCAGATATGTTACTTATCAATTTAATAATATCATCAATATCATCTCGACATACCCATCCAATAACATCATCTTCGTGATTATCTAATATTGAAGTGAGAAATTGTGAATGATCCTCATGGAATATCGCAATCTCGAAAGAAGAGAAATCTTTTTCTGAATCCATGTTCTCTCTAGGGGTACTGTATATTCCCTTACCACACGATACACTCAATATCAATCCATTATCGAAAGAGCGAGCAGCGTTAAATGTTCCCCATGCTGTTTTTTTAAAGTTTAATTTTTTAAATTCTGTTGACATATATTTTAGTTTATTAGTTATAAGTAAATATAACACTTTTATGTCATATAAAAAAACTTTAGAGCACTTATTTTCATAAAAACATCCTATTTATAATGAATATAAACAAGAAGAGCCCTAACATAATGAGAGGGCTCTTTTCTATAAAAATATGTATACTTATTAGATCTTTAAAAAGATCTTTCTAGTTTCAGCATCAATTCTAGTAACTTGTACTGTTATTTGATCTCCTGATTTAATATCTTCTAAATCAATATCGACAAGTTCAGAAATATGCAATAATCCAGCAACTCCCTTTTCAATATCTACAAAGATTCCGTAATCTTTTACAGCTTTTACAGTTCCAACAACCTCACTCGGGGTTTTGATTCTGTCAGTGATTCCGTCCCATAGATCAACTACTGGTTTTGCATCAACTTGTGTTAAGATAATTTTCTCATGAGAAACAACCTCTTTGATTTTGAAGTTTATTTCATCTCCCGGTTTAACTTCTCTTGCTTTATGCGCATTTAATATCTCTGGTGTTAGATCATTCACATGAATCATACCAGTTAAACACTCATTAAATTCTACAAAGATTCCGTATTTAGCAGAACCTGTTACGTTTCCAGTTATTTCCTGATTAGGATTTTCTTTTAATTCCTCAATTCTAGTAGGGATCATTGCTTTTAAGTATTCTCTATGAGATACTACAATAGTTCCTCTCTTTTCTGAGAAACTAACTGGAACAACATACATGTCAGTTCCTACAATAGATTCAAAATCTACTAATTTATTAATTCCAGCAAGAGAACCTGGCATAAAGCATTCTATTCCTTGAATACTAACAATGTAACCTCCGCCTGGGATCATTTGAGATACTGTTCCCATATAACCTGTGTTTGCTCCTTCGATAGATTCCATTATTTCAGCCGCTACTGCTGATTTAATCCCTGCACTAATAGATCCTAATACATATCCTTTAGTATCTCCCATCTGAAGAACTTGAATCTTTACTTCAGCATTTGCGACAAACTGATCTCTAACGCTAACATCTTCTTTCAAGACATTAACATATACGTTTTCACGATAACCAACATCAACAGAGACCCATTCCTGGTTTATACTATAAATAGTACCTGTATATATCTGCCCAACTTCGATTTGCATCTGAGGTTGTTTAGTGCTTTCATATCCATTTAACAAGTCTAAAAAGTCTTGAGCATATGGTTCATGCGAATAGACATTATGTCCTCCCATGTTTTTAAGCTTGGTATTAAATTTCTTTGATCTAGAAGGGCAACCTGCTTCATGCGCGTCCCAATCGAATAATTCCGGGGCAACATTCTGGTTTTCTAGATATGCAAGTTTATCTGCGGTTTTTTTAATTGTTTGAGTTTCAGGTTGATTGTCAACCATTCTTAATCTCTTTGTTTTAACGTCTTCTGACATTGTTTTTTATTTAAGTAGTTAGTAATTATTGTTTTATTATATATACGTGTTTTATCGGTATACTATGGGACTGTGTTCTTTATCGCTGCAAGAGTATTTACCATTTCGACAATAGCGTCCGGTAATTCAAACTTGATTTTAAGAGCTGACTTAAATAAATCAGCTAATATTTTACCTATGCTTTCTATTAAAGTTTTAAAATCAGATCTTGCCTTTAAAACCTTCAATGCCATTGTTGCAGGATTCGCAGGAGCCGGTGGGACTGTTATCATAGGTGGAACTACATTTTCAGCAATCATATTTGCGATGCTTTTTGGCATTTCCATTATCGATAAATGAGCCGCTTTTGCAGATGCCTTTATACTATCAATTTCCGCCTTTATTGCTGCCTTTGCATCAGCTGTATTCAAATATTCTTTCATTTGAACCTTCATAGCTGCTATATCTATTTTAGCTTGGTCAATATCATCTGCTGCTTCTTCTATAGCAGCTTCCATAGATTTAACTTGAATTTCTACAATATTATTAATAACAGGTATTATTCCTAATGAAACGGGACCTCCCTCTGATAATTTTTCTAAGGCTGCTTCAACTTCTACTAATGATGCCATAATTATTTATTTTTTTGTTGATAGTCTATATGTTTTCTCTTAAGACTTGAAACAATTGTTGGTGTTATTCCAATAGGTGCCCCAGTAGGTCCCTGTGGTGTCGGATGCATATGTGATTTGTAATCATCTAATAATTTGTTTAACCAAGTCTCCAAGGATAATCCCCTAACAACGGGCTCTGTTTCGTCTTCACTTCCCTCTCCGGTATTACTTAAGAATATATTCCCAGAATCTAAAAATATCTTCTCATCTGTAGATATCTTAATCATTCCCGCCTCATCAATTTGTATTAAAGGTCGTTCCTTTGCTCCGGTTCCTCTAGTAATTACTAAACCATCTTCGGGTGAGTGGTATATTCTAACGTTCCTGTCTGCATCATATACTAAACTAATAACATCATGGGGTAATTCTGAAGTATCTAATATATCTTCTTTTAATTCTTTGTTCTGATTAATTTGAAACCAATACTCTGGATGGTATATGTTACCGTTATCAAAACGAACAGCTACAATATCTCCAATCCTCGGAACGTTATGAGAACCTACAAAATCCCTATTCATAGCAGTTGCCCATGGTATAGATTCAGTTTCTAATAAATCAAACTTACCATACACCTTTACCCTACATCTACTTAAGTTTGCCGGATCTATGTTATCAACAACTTCCCCTAACCAGTGAGTTTCCCTGATATTGTCTTTTTCTAATTCTTTATCTGTTGCCATTAGTTGTGTATATTGCCAAGTGAATTTGATGCGGCTGAATTTAATGCCCCAGAAATAGTGGTACTATTACCTGTAAGTCCGTGTATATTGTCTGTTATTGCTGTTTGTATATTGCTAGCGTTTGCAGCAGGGTTAGCTACTGAATCTATGCCTTTTACAAAATCCTTATAAAGGTTGTTAACTGCGGCATTCGCTCTACCAACAGTAGCATCCTTAGCTTTTTGTTTCAACTCATTAACCTTATTAAGTGCTGTGTTTTTTAAATCTGTAATAGCTCGATCCGCAAAAGCTGCTCCTTTTTCAACTGCCTTATCCTTTAACCAATCACCTATTCCGTCAGTCTTTTTATTCTCTAGATCAGGTGCAGGGGCTAAATCGTTTTCATTATATTCCGATGTGATTATCCCATTCAATACCCTAGCTTCAATATCATGTAATCCTTCATATGAAATAGATATTTCACCAGCAGCAGGGTCAGTTGGCGACTTCTGTAAGTCTGCAAATATAGTTGTCCCTGAATCTAAATCAAATTCACAAAATTTAAGAGCAAACATAAAATAAGGCCTTCCCTCAGTACCAGATATTCCTGAATTACTATTCTCAATACCAATACTCGGTTTAAAGTTACTAGGAAATCCTTTTAAATCTAATCCACCTATTTTAGGAGATGTCATGTTTTTTATAGATCTAACTTCAGTAACATAAGTATACATTCTAAATTTACGTAAATTTGCAGGTAAAACGTAACTCCATCTGTTTTCATCAAACACGGCTTTACGATATAAGTGCATTAAACCAGAGACTGTCAAGTTTATAGATTCTAGTGTTGTTATAATTAATTTAGAATCTTCTCCCCCTCTATATCCATTAAGTGGATCATATTGTTGGATTTTTTCAAGTCCTGAAAGACTTTGCCAATACCATGGCATCTCATTATTAATAATCTTAAGTGCTTTTTTAAAGTTCTTAAGCGCTTCTAATTTTTCTTTATAGTATTCATCATCTTCCGCTAATTTCGCTAGAAAATCCTCAGCGGGTTTAGCTAGAAAAGGTGAGTTTGCACTATCTGAAAAATCAAATAGCAACAGAAATGATAAGTAAGTAGGATCTTGATACTGAGTGTATTTCCCTCTACTGCTACTTTTCTGAAAATCTTTTATTTTTTTGAAATCTGACATATAGTATTTATCCTTCTAAATTATTTAACCTACTCGGCCACTCTCTTCTTAATAGAGTCATTTGTTGTTTTATAAATCCATCTGATTGCTTGTATGTGTATCTAATAGATCCTACGATATAAAATCCACTTAGGAATTCATCAACTGATGATTTATCAGATAATTCATTATTGAAATCGGATTTATTCTTAGCTTCAAACCCTAATTTTTCTTTTCTAGTTTTGATTTCAGTATCTATCCCGATATGGTTCATTGTTGTATTATATATTGCAATAGGAATCTTTTGATATCTGTATATTGCAGGATTCCATGTTGAAAGTTCTACTTCTAAATACATCTTATCTAGCTCTTGCAAATTCTGTTTATTATGAATTTCTGCAAAGTTGTAATTTACATGAGTATTTAGTGTATCTGTGTCACTATGTCTACGTCCAACATATTTATACTTTATTTCTTGTTTGTATCTCTCCTCTCCCCTACGGCCCTTGAGAGGCTCAAATAGCTCACCAAGTGTAGTAGATGTTAATGGCTCAACATCAAAGCTAACTAATCCCTCTTCCGATTCATTTTCAAAAAACTGAAGAACTCGTTTATACCCGTGACTCTTTACATTTTCCCCGGTATTATTCTTTAAAGCGTATTTAGTTATAAATAAATTTGTTCCTTTTAATTTTTCATGTGATGTCAATATAAGGGACGACTTCATATTATTAGTACCTTCGCTTGCGTCAGGGTGTAATACATCATTGAAATCAACATCCATTGACGCCAGCATTTCTTCAAAACCCTCGTCAGCGTTCAGTAGTACATTTAAATCTATATAATTAATATAATAATAAGGATCTATACAATACGTTTGAAATGCATCATCACTAACGTATGAGTGCTTTACTAAATTATCAATAGTATCTACAATAGGCTCATACGTTGTAATAACATTCATCGAATCGTCTGTTATATCGACATTGCTTGCTAGTCCTATTTTTAAATCTGTTGCTATTTGCTCTAAGTGTTCTAGTGTTGTTCCGACACCGTATGATTTGCATTGCTCGGCGTATAATCCCGGTATTTTCATTGTTCCGCTAAATGAATATTTTCCACCACCATTTCCGATTGAAACATTATCCCTAGGGGGTGAATCTATTGATGTTATATCAAAATCAATTCTAATATCCTTATAAGTATCTTTTGCTCTCGCAGCTAATCTAACACTAATAACATCACCGTCTCTTGGAAAAGAATCCCCAGTGAACTGTGACCGACTATCCAATATTGTTAGTTCTATTGAAGGGACAACGCCTTCTAGCGCTATTTCAAATGATTTAATATCATCTTTTTTGAATCTATACTTATTTATAGTTATAAGAGGGTGCTCCACTCCCATATCCTTTGATGTATTACTATCCCCTGGATTTTCACCTTCCTTTTCCCCGTATGACTTGAATTTTAATTTATCAAGCTCTATTGTAGGTTCTATTCTCGTTAATATTTTACTTCCTAATCCCATATTAAATTGTAATAACGTCTCCGTCGATATTCATATTACTATCACCATCCTTTAAAATATTAGGCGGTAATATTTGAGTAGATCCATTTGCTTTAAGAGACGCTTTCTTTTTTAAATAAGCTACTCTATTCGCATCCTTAACCGTTAATCTCTTAGTGTCCATGAATTGATCTTTCACACTAGTGTCCGATCCTTCAGTTTTTATAGATTTCCAAGATAACAATGAAGCCTTATGGTCTGGTATGTTTAATATATCTCCATCTGTTATTGAAAAAGGATTCGATATATTATTAAATTTTAAAATTAATTCTGAGAAATTAGGGTTGTTATAATATAAAGATGATATTAAATCAATTCTACACGTTTCATCAGAACTAACAATATGCGTCGCTATTGTTTGTATTGTTTCTGGAAAAAGAATAACGGGTTCGGTTAATATTAATTTACCTGAATCTTCGCTTATCCTCTTATTATTTATAAATTTATATTGCATATTATCCGTTCACAATTTTTTTCATTTCTCCGTCAACTATAGTTGTCTGTGCCTTACCATATGGACTAACATTAGTAGTTGCATTTACATCAAGTACGTCTTTTGGTTGTATGTAAAATCTACCTCTACCTGAGTTAAACATACTTTCTATTTCAGCTTTATCCCTAGGCCTTGCCGGTTTTAATGATATTTCAACAACTAACCTTTCTGGAAAATCTTGAACTCCCATTGGTCCTTCAAAACTAATACTAGTGTCAGTACATGCTAAATTACCAATAACCGCGATTGGATTTAATGGATTACCAATAGTAACATGCCATTGTCCAGTAGGATCCCCTGTTAATAAAGCATTAATAGATTGACCACCTTGCGGTGAGTTGAACATTTTCATCAATCCTCCACCAAGAACACTCTTTAAGGTTTTTTCAATACCACCTCCTATTGCATCCTTAAATCCTGCAGCTAAATCATCTATTACATTACCACTATTAGACCCAGTAACATCACTAACAACAGATTTCATAAACCCGACATAATCTCCACCTTTTAACATATCCATATCTCCCAGAGGTTTACTAACAGAGCCATCCCCAATATATCTAACATCCCCACCCCAAAAAGGCGCATTGTTATATGTAAGTGCTAGTATATTTGCTAATTGATCCATCATTAATATCTTAGGATTAGCTCCTCCTAGATCTCTTAGTTCATATTCAAACTTAAGTTTGAATTCCTGATCAAAATTTAATCCTTGTTCCCTGACTAATACCTTTTTAATTACGTTAAGTGGTCCAAACACGTGATTAGGATAAGTTTCACTAAAAGCGTCATATCCTGCATTTGCATTTTTAACAGCTAAGCTATACGCAGTACCTCCGTCCTTTGCATTAGCAGCTGCACTTAATAATCTATCACCTTGTATGAATGCGCCAACTGACCCAGACTTCTTACCTTGTTTTGATTGTAGTGTTTGTACCTCAGCCTCAGCCTCTTTCCATCCAAATCCATGTGAAAAGTTTAAAATATCAGACAATGCATTACCAGGGGCTTCTCCCATCCATGTAACTGCTCGTGCAATATCGGGTTGAGGTAAAGACTCTCCTGATAAACCGACAGGACTTATTATATCATCAGGCGCTGGGAAAGCGAATCTCCTAAGAGTTACCATCATATTGTTAGGTATCTTTCCGAAGTATCTTGCCATTGCAAAATCAGAATATTGATATCTATACCCTGAGTTTTTAGCAACTGCTCCAGTTAATTCAATAATCCTAGATGCTGTTGGGTTAACTAGAGATTTTTTCTCTATTTTATTAAAAAACTCACTCTTACCAGCAGTACTTGCTCCCTCGGGTGTTAATATAGTACCTCTGAAATTAACTAAAGAGTACTTATTAAATACAGAGTATGGTCTAGGACCTACTTGCGTTATTTTATCTGCGCCTGTTGCATCCTTTGACTTATATTCATATGAATCATTTTCGTCAATATACAACGTATTTCCGTAAGGTGCTTTCTTGTTTTCTGCAGTTATTGTAGTATGTACTCCTGCTAAATTCAGGCTACTATCCTCATCATCAGATGACTTTAGAGAATTACCTTTATTTTTATCTCTTATAAGAGCATGTACTCCGACCGGATCTTCCAAATCAAATAAATTGTTCAGTCCGTCTTTTACAGCCTGTGAACCTAATTCACCGAGCTTAAGAATCTCATTGCTGCTATTATTTACTAGTCCATTTACACTAAATCCCATATATGTTATACTATTGTTTTATACGTAGTACTCTATATATTAAGATTAATTGACTAGCCTTTTAGATTATCGTAGTCAGGTCCCATTGGCCTGAATAATAATTTGTTGTAGAATTCTGAATCATCAGGTGCTCTGTTCCCTAGGAACTTTTTAAGATGTGCCTCAAAGACTCCTTTAGATTCGTAATAATATTTACCCTTAGAATAAGAACCACGCGAGGTTCTCTCGTATAGCTCCCTAATCTCTTTTTCAATTAAGAAATCTTGTATATTTAGATAAAGTTCGTTTATTTGATTAAATGACCGAGTACACATCACAGAATCCACAGTAATCATATATGTTTCTGCATTAGCGTCTAGGTATTTTTGAAGTTCTTCTTTATTTTTGATTCCTGTTCTATTGAATCGAAATTTAGTAGAACCCCCTGTGAAGTTTTTCTCGAAGTTCATACCAAAGAAATATCTCTTTAGAAAATTAATGTCATCATAAAATTTAACGATCCTAACCTGGTATTTAGGCATTGTATCATCAAAATGTACATCATATATCAATGCCCTAACCGGGAAAACTATATTTGAATATCTAGTGTTAGATATAAGAGCATGTATATATTCACCTTTACTAAATAGCCGATGTCTAATCATTATTTATATAATTAACACGATCAAATTGATCTAATGTCATATTGCATGGAGTATCTATTGTATGTAATATATTCAAAACAAATTCAATTTCTCTATCTGTTTGTTTTGAAACCATCTCTTTGAAATTATTGACGGTATCTTGTTCTAGATTACTAAATGAATATACTATTGTTGTTGTTGTTTTCTTTTCTGAGTTTATTGTATTCTTAAAAGAACTCATTATATTTAAACCTATAACAAAGCTGTTAGGTTCATTGTGGTATGGATCTGCTTTAATCAGCTTATTTTTAATAATAGAATAATCGATAACAGTCAACTGTGGGTCTTCAATAGATCTCACGAACTTATTAAAATCCCTCTTCGACTGATACCAAATACATTCTATTGTTAAATTATCCATTCTTTAATTTCTCCAAGTTCTTTATGCGAGCTAGGAAATTCTTTATTTTAAAATCAATTTCCTTATTGGTTGGCTTATATGATTCTCCCCATTCGCTCCCAATTTGAATTTGTGTTTTAGACTTTGAATTACCAAACTCTAATCCGATGTCAATACTCAATTCCTCAACAAACCTTATTTTGTTTGCAATAGAATTAAATTCGTAAACAGTAGTAGATTCGTAAACCTCACCTCCACCGTTTATGTTATCATCATTAACGGTCTTAATAACGCCGTTATCTGCTAACTGTAGATTAATTTGCTGCATTCCTTCTTGCTGCTAGAGATTCTTGAGCTTCTTTTCTTAAAGATTTGATTAATTTCTTATCTTCTTTAAGTGTTTCTTTGTCTCTTATTGTTTGAATTGTCCATGCTTCTTCTAGTTTTAACACTTCTTCAGCATTATATCCAATCTCTGTCCAAGTTTCCTTTACAGCATTTAATTTAAGTTGTAATTGATCTGAAATAGCATCGTTGTTTCGGTTAGTGTTGGCTTCCATTGAACTTTTACCATCTTCCCTCATTTTATCATACCAAGCTCTTGCCTGTGGCGAGAAAAATCCAAATTGATTCTTAATCTTTAAAAATCCAGCGTCACTGAAACTTTGTCTTCTTTGTTTTCTTGCACTCGTTGTTCCTTTACCCATTTTTGTATATGTGTTAGTTGATATTAATATTTATCTGAATTAATTTATGACTGGTAGTACTCTGAAAGAAACATGGTTACATTTCCTTTTATATATTCTTGTAATTTTTCAATTTGAATTTGACTAAGAGCAACTTCCATAATTTCCTCATTCAAATCTCCTTCTTCCATTCCACCACTTAATATAGAATATAATTCAGGGGTTGGTATATTAAGATTGATTTGAATAGGAACATTAACTACATTTTTCTTACTCATCTTCGATATCATTTTACCCATTATTGATTCCTCTTTTACTGGGGTAGTTTTTTGGACTGGTTGTGATATGCTAGATACTTGTTTAATTGTTGATTTAGTATTCTGGTTAAGCATCATATTCGCCTTATCAGCGCCTGGTAAGGGAATTACACCATCATTTATTTTCTCTAAAAATTCAGATTGAATTGCCTTAAACACTCTCGAACCATCTGTGAAGTTTATGAATTCTGAATCAGTCGATTCAACACTCACTATTGTACCAAAATTATCTCCTTTGATCCATTGGTATTGCTCTATATTTTCTTGCACTGCTGTCATTTTTTATTTATTTATTATTTATATCAATAATATTACTTTTGTTTATTTTTAGAATCTAGAAGAGATCTATGTTCTCTCGCGAATGTATCTATATAATCTATTGATTCAATAGAACCTATCACAGTATCAGGGCTCGTTATGTATATTTTAAAGAACATATTGTCACCTAGGGATATTCTTCTCCTTTTTAAGTCTTCTAATTCAGGTACAAATCTCTTATTAAATCCCATTCCATGCATTTACTTGTTCAACTAATATACCTGCAGTTTCTAGTAGTTCCACCCCACTCATATCTCTATAATCTTCAGTGTAATATACTTTAGAGATCCCAGCCTGTATAATTAACTTGGCACAACCAAAGCACGGACATGTTGTTGTATATAACTCTGCACCTAAACAGCTCATTGTTGATTTTGCAACTTTCATAATTGCATTAGATTCAGCATGTAGAACTGCAGGCTTGGTAACTTGAGATTCTTTGACACATACTCCATTATCGCAGGAATATCCTTGATCCATTAAATCAACGGCAATATCAGGGTTTTCATAATATCGTCTAGTGATTAATAGTTCCTCGCAAACATTGTTGAAACCATGTGGCATTCCGTTATATCCAAACGAAATAACTTGATGATCTTTTACAATAATACATCCTACTTTTCGTCTTTCAGCATAACTCAGTTTAGAAAACTGGTAAGCTGTTTGCATGTAAACTAATTCTATTGGTATCTTTGGCATATTAATATATTATAATAATATTTATACAGTTTAATTTAGGATTGTTTACGAAAAAAGCCCGGATTATCCGAGCTTTTATTAATAAATTTAAATTATTTTGATTATTCTATGTCAGATGCATCAGCAGATAATTCAGTTTCTTTTAATTCCGTGATCTTTGTCGTATAAGACTCGACCATTTTATTGCAAGCTGCTTCAAATGCTTCAGTTGAATATTCAGTATTCATTTCTTTTAATGCTGAAACTGCTAATGTAGCAATCAATGCAGCATTCTCAGCCATGTAAGATTCTACAGTATGTGAATCATGTGCATCGTCTTTCCAAAGCATTGCTTCTTCTTTACAAGATTCATAACACTTTTCCAGCATTTCAGATACAGCTACAGTGTCGTCTTTACTTTTTTTTTCAGTATCTTCTAATTCAGAATCTTCGATAACTTCTGCAGATTCTTTAATACCGAAATGATCGGCTGCTTTAGCTTTTAATTCTTCATAAGTATATTTACCAGTTAGAGCATCCGCTAAGACAGTTCCTTGGTTTTTACCAGAGGCATACATAGAAACATGATCAAATCCGATCCAATCTCCACCGCCATATTCGTTCTTAGAATCAAGTCCTAATTCAGATGATAAAGTATAAGATAAAGATCTTTTCCCTATAAATTGATCATTATACCCTAACACGCCCGCTTTGATATACCCTGACGCATTTACTTTAGTAACTGCTTCAGATATAGTTGCTTCAGCCTCTTCAACTTTGAAAGTTTCTCCTTCAAATTCAAATTCAGTTTCACCAGCCTCTTTTGCTTTAGTTACAGCATCTCCAAATGCATTACCTTCTTCAACTTCTTCCTCTTCAATAGTCGATGTATCCTCTTCAATAGATGTTCCATCTTCTTCAATAGTCGCTTCAGCTTCTTCAACTTTGAAAGTTTCTCCTTCAAATTCAAATTCAGTTTCACCAGCTTTTTTAGCTTTAGCTACTGCATCGCCAAAGGCATTACCTTCTTCAACTTCATTGCCAGCTGATTCTTGATCAACAGATCCCGTTTCCTTCTCAGAAACATACTGTTCAAATGTTTTTAATTTAGCCATAATATGTTTTAATTGTTTTTTTATTATAGATTATATATCTATATTATCTTATTAACTTTAAGGTAAAATAAGGGACATTATAATTCCTTTTCTATTTTACCCTGTAACTTGATAATTTCCTTGTTAGTTCTGGCAATATTATCTTCCTTTGATTCTATTTTAAAATATTTCCAATTAGCAATCACACTATTCTTACGTTCTAGTTGTTTTGTATCGAATAAGCTTTCATCAAAATCATAATTCTTATCTGCACCATTACCAACGACCTCTTTCCAAGTATATTCCTTATATTCCCCGCTTGATAATAGATCTTTCCAGATCGCAGTGTCTGTCATTTTAGTATTAATTAATAAATCAGCTGTAAATTTATCTACCCTAACTTGCAATCTATTAACTTCTTTATTTAATTTATCAAGTTTAGATAACTTTTTGATCTTTGCTAAATATATCTTAGTCATTTCGCTCATTCCTGTTTTTGGTAATGTAGTTTTTGTGATATATCTATAGTGATTTACTTGAATAAATCCACCTGCAACTATAACATCAGTCGATATCTTGTGTGATTTATCGTCCCTTTGTACATTTGCACTAATTTTAACCGTTCCGTTTCTTCCTCTTGTTGTATTAATATCTATAAGAGTATCTGTTGGTAATGTATATTTTTCTAAAGATCTTATTAAATTGTAAGTAATATCTAATCTAGTGCTTTCTGCATCTAATTTAGAAAACGATCTTTTAAGTTCATTAACATAATAGTGTTCGACATCATTAATCATTTTAAGGATGTTTGGTTCTATTGCTGATAATATTGAATCAATGAATTTGTTTGACTTAGATTCATTGAGAAACTGGTTATATGATATGATTTGCTTCATTTGTTATATATTACGGTAAAATTAGCTCATTCATGAATTCTTTTCTGTATTTGATTAAAGCTAATTCTTTTGCTTTAACTTCTAGTTCTATATCAATATCCATGTTATAAGTTTCAATTTTTTCATAAATATAATCAGCATGGGCTCTTAGTATAACTGAATCATCTTCATGTAATTTTTTTGAAGAAGAATAGTGACATAATTGACGAATACCAGCTGGCCATGTTTTAGCACATAATTCTAATGCATCTTTTTCAGGCATTGGATCTTCATAACATTTATGGTGGTGGTAATCAAATGTAATTGGAGTGCCACATGATTCGAATATTCTATATAAATCTTCTACGCCGTATTGAGAAGGCTTGTCATCATTTTCTAGAACCAATCTTGTTTTAACAGTTTCAGGTAAACTTGGCCATACATTTATAAATCTTTGTATTGCAGATTCTTTATCGCCGTAAGAACCGCCAACATGTATATTCATAGCAGAGTTATGATCTCTAGCAAATCCCATTAAATCCATGATTTCACCAGACTTACGCAATTCATTGATAGCACTTACAACAACTTTAGGAGTTGGGCTTACTAGCACACAAAATTGACCAGGATGAAACGTTAATCTTTGGCCGTATGATCTTGCTAAAGTACCTGCACCTTTAAGTAGGTTTTTAATAACTGTATAGTTTGGCATTTCGCTGAATTCGTATTCACTCATCCAAGGAAACATACTAGAACTCATTCGATACATTGTAATTCCTTGTGAATGATTCCACTTTATAATTTCAATAAGATCTCGAAGGTTAGCTTCAGCTAATTCACTTGCATATTTTATACCTTTGGCAGTAAATGTACGTTTGATCATACTTCTACCTATTTTAATATCTTTTTCTTTTTGGAGAGTTAAATTAATACAACAATATCCGTAGTCTGCTTTTCCCATGTTTTGATGTTTATTAGTTATATGTAAATATAATACTTTTAATTGATATAAAAAAATATAAATCTGTTTATTTTAGATACATAAGATTTTTATTGTTGCGGTAATTAGCAACTGACTTAATAATAATTTCTAATCTTATATCAGGGTTATGTTCTAATACTCTTGTAGTATTCATATAGTTACCATACTCTGATTTTACCAACTTTTGTTTATTTAATTGATAAATTACGCGTTGTTTGCTTTTAGTATAATATGATGTATGAGTATAAGATCTTCTAACGTATCCAGATGCATAACTTAAATAATTAACATTCATAAGAACATCACTGAAACATCTAGTTCCATTTTTCTTTTGTGTTTTTGATGTAGTTTCAACTAATTTAATAGCTTGTAATTTGGTGTTTAAGTAATTTTGCATAATATGATTGTTATTAGTTATAAGTAAATATAATCATTTTATATGATATACGAAAATCCTAGGACTATATTTTTGTTATTTATAATCATTATAGATAAGACTGCATAAAAAAAGGGACCGAAGTCCCTGATTAATCGACTGGCAGCCAATCTTATTTCCAAAATAATTGTACACATAATATGCTAAATGCTAGCACTAAACATATTAGGGTTTTTGTTGTAATTCCCTCATTCATTAATATATAAGTAAGAGATGTGAATGTTACAATACCACATGCAAATCCTATAAATCTCCCTGGCCATATAGACCCGTCATAATATTCTGCAATATATCGAGTAGCGTATATAAACATATAACTTATGATAGTTCCTCCAGTAATTGCAAGAATAAATGTATTTTTCCTGAACCATGGCCATATAAACTGGCCATTTGTTTGAATCCAGATTAAAGCTTGTCCCAATACGAATAAACCAACCCCTGTTAATAATCCTCTCATTAAAACAACTCTCCTGTTGTAGTTAATAGATGAGAAATAAAGCTATCACGATGGTGTTCATTAGGGCCTGATTCTCTAATTGCAGTAATATGTTGTTTGGTTCCATATCCTTTATTAGAATTCCAGCCATAAATCATAAACTCTTCTTTTTCACTAAGTTCCTTCATTAAACTATCTCTTCCTGTTTTTGCAAGAATAGAAGCAGCTGCAATTGATGTGTATTTATTATCTCCACCTATAACTGTTTCAAATGGTCTTCCATCAAATCCATGAAATACGTCGCCGTCTACTAATATAAAATCAAACGGATTATTGTTTTTATCTAAACTAGCAAGGCATCTTCGCATCCCTTCTAAAGTAGCTCTAAGAATATTAGTGTTTTCAATATATTCAACATCAACATGTTCTACATGGAATGCAATAGCATTATCTAAAACGATTTCACGTGCTAGTTTTCGTTCCTTTTCGTTAAGTAGTTTTGAATCTTTAATTAATGGGTGTTGGAAGTTATGGGGCATTATACAAGCAGCTACTGTAACTGGACCTGATAATGCTCCTCTTCCTGCTTCGTCAAGGCCAACTTCGATAATTGTTCTATCGTTATTATGAGAGCCTTTAAGTAAAATCTGTTTAGACATATGAATGATTATTTAGATATTATACTCAAATATCTGGAATAGTTTACTTATTCATTGTCTAATTTCCACTTATCGTATCTTTTAACTACATCAATAAGTATTTTAGCCCTTACTATGTCTTTTTGGGTAAATTTATGGTGTCCTATTCCTCTGATACCTTCCATTAATTCAGTAAACGGTTCTAGACCTGCCGTCTTTTTAGAAATATCATATTGACTAACATCCCCTGTTATAATCACTTTAGATGTCTTTCCCATTCTTGTAACAAATAACATTAACTGTTTAAATGTTGCATTCTGAGCCTCATCAAGTATCATGAGGGCGTCATCATAAGTGTCCCCTCTCATAAATGCTAAAGGTTTAAATTGTATAATTTCGGATTGTACTAATTGTTCTGTTAAAGTTACTCCAACTATTTTAATTAAGTTAGAGATATAAGATTGCATATAAGGATCTATCTTTTCACTGATATCACCTGGAAGAAATCCTAAACTTTCGCCAGCCTCTTGGATAGGCTTACATAAAATAATGTTTTTGATTTTACCATCTGCAAATAGCTTTAGAGCAGCATAGCATGCGGTAAATGTTTTTGAAGTCCCTGCTGGGCCCGTACAGAATGTTATATCATTCTCTAGTATGTTTTGTAAATACGCTTTTTGAGTTTGTCGTAATTGTGCTGTTATATCTGTTGGTTTAATAATTACTCTACTTCGGTTGATTCTGTTGTTATCGTTGCCGTTTGTGTTTTCAGAATTCTTCTTCATATATTATATAGTTATTATGTTTAATCCCCTGCCATTGTAACAAGTTCTTTCAATTTCATTAATTTGTCACACTTCTCATACTCTTCAAGTCCTTCGAAATATTGAACTAATATATCTAAGAATTCGCTTCTTTGCCCGATACCATGAGGTATCTCGATAATATCATTTCCTTCTTTGAAAACGACAAATCGGTTCACAGTTTTTGTGAAATTACGTGTTATTGTATAATACGAAGATCTCATTAAAGAGTCTCTGTCTTCTCCTAGAATATCTTTCATTTGATTGTTTTATTTTTCTACTCTGCCACTATAGTTTTATATATTAGGAGGTACCCGAAGATACTACCATAATATGAAAAAAAGTATAATGATATTATATTATCAAATGCTATTCTTGTTTGTTAAATTTGTGTTCTACGTATTTTGCTTTCTGCATTTTTTTACGATTTAGAACGGACGGCTTGGAGAATTCTTTGCCTTTTCTGAGATCTTTAGTTTGCCCAGTTTTATTTACTTTATATTTGAATGACTTTAAAGCCTTTTCTATATTTCCTTTTTCTACTTTGATTATTAACATTGTATTCTATCAATGATTTTTTTAATATTAGAACATTTTTCATATTCTTCACATCCTTTGAAGAAATTTAATATGTTAGTTAGTGCCTCTATTTTCTCAACAGTATCTGTACTACTTTTGATTGCACGATCTTCGTCATTAATCACTGCATTGTATATCATATTCATCATAGTCGCTTTAGAACCTTCTCTTAGGTTCTCGATATGATTTGAATCGTCGTATGTATCATCTAGATCATGCATTTTCTAACTCTTTAATTTTTTGAACGTATTCTAATTGCTTTTCGTTTAATGTAACGTTTGATGCTCTTAACTTCACCATTAGGTTACCATACTTATTAGTATTATATATCGGGAATCCCATCCCAACTATTCTCAGTATTTTACCATCAAATGAGTTCTTAGGGACCTTTATCCTAACACTGTTAACTTTAGTCTTCACTTCAAAATCTCCTCCAAGTAGCATATCATAAAATGGTATGTTGTAATCTAACCAAATATCATTGTTAGTTACAATCATTTCATGGTCAGGCATTATATTCATTATTAGAATAACATCTCCCCTTTGTGCTGAGGAATTTACAGGATGCGATGCTCCTTTCCCTCTTAATTTTAATCTAGCACCTTCATGTATTCCCTTTGGTATTTTAATATTGAATTTGTTCTCTCCAGTATCTATATATTTCGATGTTCCATGAAATACTTCTTCAAGTGTTAATCTAATTCTAATAGTAATATCTTGCCCTTTTGCATTCTGGTTAAAGGCATCATTGAACATATTTGAAAAGTCTCCTTCAAAATTATTAAAAAAACTGTCAAATCTAGTATGTTGTTTACTATTAGCATGGTCGTATGCTTGTTTTTTTTGAGAATCATTTAAAGTATCATATGCTTGTGATATGCTTTTAAATTTATCCTCAGATCCTCCTACATCAGGGTGATGTATTTTTACAAGGTTTCTGTATGCTTTTTTAATGTCAACTTGCGTTGCCCCTTGCTTTACTCCAAGAATCTCATAGTAGTCCATTACTATTTGTCTTTTTTAGTTGGAGCTGGTCTTTGTATTTTAGCAGGCTTCTTAGATTTGTTAGATTCTTTAATTTGATTTCTCTTAAAATTAATATCTCTCTTCTGTGCATTGTCCATTAATTGGGCGATGCTTTCTAATGCTACTGCGATTCTTTCTACTTGTTCTTCTGTCATGATGTACTATATATCTTAAAATGTTATTGAAACAATTCTATCTCTTTTTTTAACCTGGCACATTTCTCATATTCTTCCAATTCCTGAAAGTAAAACAATGTTTCTTTTATAATGCTCAGAATCATATCGGGATCACCTGTTTTATCCGTGTCAATTCCATGTTTGATTATAGCTTCGTAGTTCGCACGTGCAAGGCGGTCCTTGAGGTTAACCAAGTGTTCTAGCTCTTCGGTACTAGGTGTTACGTTTTCAAATTCTTCGTAATCGTCATGTTCGAATTCCATATTTTGTTGTTTATTAGTTATAAGTAAATATAACACTTTTAATTGATATAAAAAAATCCTGGTGAAAAAACTTTCATTTATTTTTAAATAATATCCATATTAGACATTTTTAACATAACATTCATTGTTGCTCTAACATCTCCTTCACAGTACTTCATAATGTTCTCTATATTGCCATTCCAATAATGCATAGAAACCTCATAGTTTTTCATTGCATCTTTAGGTGACGGTATATTAAATAGATTACAAATCAAATCAAGTGATGAGCTATTATATCCTCCAAACTTCCAGATCTCATAGGTATCTAATAGACAGTTTTCCCATGGTTTTTGTTTTTGGAAGTGGAATTGGTGAGGTACTATAAGTCCGTTGATCAGGGATCTTTTAACAATCCATGGCATATCAAACTTCTTTATATTATGTCCAATTAATTTTACATTAGGATTCTTAGCGAAGACCGCTCTCATAGTATTATTAAATTCCTCTAATAAAGTATGTTCGTCTTCTCCATAAAACGATTTGATTTTAGAATCAAAAGGGATCCCATTCTCATCAAACGCAATTTGACCTATTGAAATTGTATTAATCTTTCCAAATTCAGCATGAATACTTGCACATTTTTCGTAAAGAACAGAATCATCTAAATCATCATTACCTTCTTCGAATTTACGAATACTTTCCGCTTTCTTTACCCAAAGATCATATAGACCTTCATGTGCATTATTTTTTAAATCTGCAAGAGTTTTATGTTGTGAGCATGTTTCTATATCAATAAATAACATTCCCTTTAGTTCGCTTGAATTATACATATTTAATATTTTACGTCATTAATGTTTGATCCTATGTCACGGATTGACACGGGATATTTGTTGAATATTCCTTTAGTAGTACCGTCTGATAGGAATGTATAATATTTTTCGTTGTAGTGTTTTCGTAAACTTTCACATTTGTCTATAATAGTACCCTGTAGAACGGATCCTGCAAATCTGAAATAATAAGTTCCTCCCATCTTAGGAGACTTTACTGTGATTTTTCTTTGTAGTTGTTTCTTTGCCATATAGGTATTATACACAGCAATGTGAAAAGGTTTATAAATTAATCCAAGAAGAATGTTCCCTTACCTCACGTATCCTTGTATAAACCTCATAATTTACGGCAACCTCTAGAAAACCGCCAGTAACGCTACCTGGTAAATCTTTAGGATTAATCCAATATTCAGGTAGTATTTTTGTTCTTCCATTGATGAAATCGAACAAAGCATCTACCTCCATATGATGGACATACATTATAATATTCATACAATTCATGTTCGGATATCCCATATTTTTATTTATAATGTCCTCCTCCTAACCATAGGACAAATGATTTTCTAGTTCCTTTAGTAACTGGTTTAACCGAGTGGACGATGTAGCTAGGAAACAATACAACATTCCCTTTTCCTCTAGGAGCTATTATATTATTCTCCTCTAGAGAAGGTCCTCCTTGCCAGAAACAAAGATCTCCACCTTCATATTCGTTTGAATCTGATAACTGTACTGTTATTGATATTTTCCTGGAAGAAGTGTCCCCTAATCCAATATCTTGATGCCAGTCATATTTACCTAACTCATCAGAATCATATTCAGTATATTGTATTAATTCGCCGGCGGATTTCAAATCAAACTTCCACATTTCCTCATTAGCAATATCAGCGAATCTCATTAATTTATAATAAAGCCAATCCCATTCTGAGTGATTTGGAATCCATTTTATATTGGATTTTCTATCATGCGCATTTTTTGAATGAACAGTCCCCCTCATATATGGTAATACAGCAACACCGTCTTCTATTAATTTGAGTTCCTCAGATGAAAAACCCTCTGCAAACCAGTAGTGTGATATTGCTTCATTTTGCTTTGCGTCGTATGGATAGCTCATTATTCTTGATATGTTATATTAGCAACACCTTCTTCTTTTCCGAATCGGGATTCTGCGTGTATCGGATAGTTTGGATTCTCCTCATATGCCCAGTCATGGATTCCGAGTTCCTCAAAACGTTCCTTTATTTGTATATTATAATAGTCAGCAATTGTCCTAGTTCTTCTTTGAATATCTGCTCTAGATAAATCATGCGTGTTCCTGTGACCTTCATTACTATATAAGAATTGAATATAACTTAATTTAGGTATCTTACACATTATTGTTTTTAAGAATGTTCTAACTATTAATTCATAATCATCAACAACAGTCAAACTCCTGTTATGTCCTCCGATTTCAAAATAAGTAGATCTTCGCCATGCTCTAATATGATTAGGAACTCCAACAATATGTCTTATTGTTTTTGGGTTAATGTTCTGTTGATTCGCTGGAGTCAACATCCTACCTTTATATTCTTCCTTTCTATAATTACCGTATCCTAGTGCGAATCCAGGCCCATACATATTGTTTTCCCATTCTTCAGTAACTTCAGCAGTATCTCCATAGAAGAATCCGCATTCAGGGTGCTTCTGTGCCGCTTTATGTAAATCTTCAGCGCATGATTCTACTAATAAATCATCATGATCTAGTTCGGCAATAATATATCCTCTTGACATTGAATTTGCTCTCCATTTCACTTCACCAATAACTCCTCCTGATTTTTCTCTGAAATCATAAACTTTAACCCTTGGGTCATGTTTTGCAATTTCTTCAGCAACCTTTAATGTTTTACCACCATCGGTTGAATCATTCATTAATACCCATTCCCAATTAGCATAAGTCTGTCTTGCGACTGATTCATATGTTTTCCATAGATTTTCTCCGATGTTATAAATTGGAGTCGTGAATGATATTAAATCATGGTCATCCATATTGTTTGGATCTAACATTGCATTTTCTGAAACCTTATATGCAATGTTTCCAAAATCAGATATGTTATTATTATTGTTGATATTCATCCACTTTCTTCTAAATTGAAGAGGCATTGCTGCTAAATTCGGAAAATCTTCAAAACTATCTCCTATTGTTATTATAGAATCGGGTTTGAATTCCGCTAGAATCATATTAATATTATTATCGTCTTTTGCATATCTAACTGTTAATTCGTCGGACTCGTATTCTAGATGCTTTGTTGTTTTTAAATCCGGAGATCCTTCACCTATATATAGGATCCTTGGCAGTTTGGGGGTTGCCTCTTTCTGTAAGTAATTATAGTGTGAAAGAACCTCATTAATCCAAACAAATCTCTCAGGGTGATCCCCATAAACTGCATCTAAGAATATCCCATCTGCCGAATATGCATCGAATGCATTTTCTGTTGGGAAACAGTATTCATCGAAGAGATCTCCTCTAAATAAAAGCTGGCCCATATCAGTCTTCTTGCGACCGGTAAATTCTGGAGCAGCAATTCTAATATCTAATTTTGTAAAATCCTTACCATTAACGTGCTGAGAAACAATATACATTACTTTATTAGAATTCTCAGGAAGCATCATGTTTTCTTCAATTTTTTGATAAAAATTATGGTGCATTATATTATCATCATCTAGTACATAAAACCAACCTGAATGATCTGTTGTTTTCGCAACAACATGTCTTATTAGATCTGTCATTTCAGGGTACATCATATAATCTTTCTGAGCTTTTATAAAATGTAATGTTGTATTTGCTTGATCTATATCTGCTAGAATTTCAGCATCTATATCTTTCAAAGCTCCTGAGTCAAACATTATATGCCAGTGGATGTCTACCTCATTTGTTCTTGATGTGTCAAATACACTATTGCTAATCTTTGAAAGATTACCAGGTCTAGTACATCTTGTAATTATATTAATTTTCATTTAAATTGTTATTTTTATTGTTCTACGTCAAAGAAGAACATGTGAAAGAATCTTGCATTATCTATAGCATCTCCGAAGTATTCGGTAGCTGCATGAATTTGTGATGAGTTAAAAATTACCAGTCTATTATATACGTTTCCTATTTCATCAATCTTTTCGAATTGAGTACCGTCATAGAAATTCATATCGTTATTAGATCCTTTAAAGCTTTCATAATATTCAATACCTTTCCTAGATTCTAAACCTGGAAATGCATTAAATCCTGTGACTTTACTTTTATATGTTGAAGTCCCTGTTTGAGGTGGGGCATTGGGCGTTAAATAAACCATACCAGCATACATTTGAGAATCTACATGAAAAACAATAGGTTGATCGGCAGTACAGAATTGAAAAACGCCATTAGCGTATTCTTCGTAATTCCAGTTGATTATCTTCTTTCCTAGGACCTCTTCTAATTTTTCTTTAGTTCCATCTAAAATATATCTAGTCTGTGATCTCTGTCCTTTATGATATCCTGAGGGAGCAAACTCTAAATGATTCATAGCATACTCTCTAACTAAATCTGGATCTGCATAAAAATTATCAACGACCATTGCGTCCTTATTGATTTTATTGAAACCTGATTTAGCGGCAACCCATTTACCTAATGTGATGAATTCGACGATAGATTCGTTTAAACCTATCCATAAATTCATGTTTATTTTACTTTTTGGAATTGAAATATTAAAACCTGAACAAAACTCTAAAGTTCCTTCGTAATAATCATATACGTCTGATCTATTTTCCCATAATATTTCTAAAGGCTCTCCGTCTATTAATAAGGATGTTACCTTTGTTTTAGGTTCAGTAGTACCTATCCATCCTCTAATATCCCATGTTGAATTTAATCCTTCAGATACTGAATCAACATTAAGTATTATGTTTTTAATATTAGTCTCGTGCATTAATATGAATTTTAAATATTATATAAGTAATTCTTGATTTGTTTATATATTACAAAAAAAAAGGATCCCGTAAATGAGATCCTTTTAAAATATTTAAATTAAGTATATTGGGTTATTCAAATTGACTTAGCTTCCTATTATGCGTTACTATTCCATTTGCAATATAAACATCATCATTTTCAACATCTAAATTATATACAGTATGTCCCGTTATGTTACAATCTCCAGAGTCTATTGATATTATTTCTATTTTGGTGAAATTATCTTCACTTAATAAATAATCTCCTCCTAATAACTCAAAGGTCTGCTTTACATGCCATGTCCCATTACGTTCTATTATATGTAAATGACTAGATGAACATGTTAAAAGTCCATTATTTATGCTATATATCATATCGACAGTTAACGCTTCATTTCCAGTAACAATTGCCGTTGTAAATGTAGCTCCTAACGATTGAGTGCTCCATGTTGCAAGCATTTCCGCATTATCAGTATCTGGCATCGAATGTATATCTACTGACTTTACAACATCACCTGCTATAAGGTCTTCTATGTTTGAGAAAGTACCATCAGCCATTTCGACTTGAGTTCCTGCAATTAAACATCTAGGTGGACCAGATGTAGTTATAGATGTTACTAGCCCGTTAGTGAATGATACGGTATGTGAAGCTGTTGAAAAACTCCCATTAATACCGTTAGTCTGTGCGTATCCTTTCATTCCAGTATATCCTTTTGAACCTTGAACTCCGCGAGCTCCATTAGGTCCAGGATCTCCTTTATATCCAGTTATTCCATTTGAAGTTCCTCCTGGATTACCAGTTGCTCCTTGAGGTCCCCTTGCTCCACCTGCTGCATAAGATGCGCCGTATCCATTAAGTCCTTTATATCCCTGAGGTCCTCTAGGTCCTGTGATAGTAGCTCCCTGATTTCCACGAGCTCCTTGAGGCCCTCTGTTACCGACTGATCCAGTACCTCCTGTATTTCCAGTTGGTCCTGTATTTCCAGTTGCTCCGACAGAACCCTTTGCTCCTACTGGTGAAGCTCCTGTACCACCGGTTGCTCCTTTATATCCTTGAGGTCCTTGAGGTCCTCTAGGTCTAACAGGTACTCCGCCTGTTGCTCCTTTATATCCGGTTGCACCCTGTGCTCCCCTTGGACTAGAACCTTGGGGTCCTCTTGAACCGCCAACTGCTGTATATCCAACTGGTCCGGTCGGTGCAGATCCTTTATATCCCTGTGAACCCTGTGGGCCTCTGTCACCAGTTACCCCTTTATAATGATCACCAGGTGCTCCAGTTGCTCCTTTATATCCTGTTAATCCTTTATACCCTGTTGGTTGTGCTCCTTTAGATCCCTGTGATCCTCTTGAACCTGTATCTCCCTTTGCTCCTTTTGGAGAAAGTCCATTATAACCAGTAGGTCCCTGAGGTCCCTGATTCCCAGTTGCTCCTGTATTAGTACCTCCCTGTACTCCTCTATCACCAGGTACTCCGTCATAACCTTTAGCCCCTGTTGGAGAAGATCCTGTATTTCCAGTAATTCCTTTTAAACCATTAGTCCCTTTTAATCCAGTAGGCCCAACGTTACCGATAGATCCCTGATTTCCTTGAGGTCCCTGTGGTCCTGTTTGGTTTGTTAAGGTGCTTCCCTGTACTCCTCTTGGACCATTAGGTCCCCTGTCTCCAATATGTCCCTTTGGACTATCTCCAACAACTCCTATAAAACCAGGTTCTCCTTTTAAACCTTCTGGTCCGGTTGGGTTAGAACCAGTAGCTCCTTGAGATCCTTGATTACCTTGAGGGCCTGTTTGTGCAGTAATAGTAGATCCCTGATACCCAGTAGGACCCTGTTGTCCATTTGAACCAATATGCCCTTTTGGACTATCTCCAATAAGTCCTATAAAACCAACATCTCCTTTAAAACCAGGATTTCCATTTATAATACTTCCTTGTGTTCCTCTTAAACCTTTGTTTCCCTGATGTCCCCTTGGTCCAGTTGGAGAATCTCCAATAGTTCCTTGGTTTCCCTTTGGTCCAGTGGGCGAATCCCCTACATTTCCTTTATCGCCAGTAGATCCTTGAAAACCTATATGGCCTTCATATCCTTGATCTCCTTTTGGAGATATTCCCTGTACTCCTATATGTCCTTTATCTCCAGTAGGATTATCACCAACAAGACCGGTAGATCCCTGTGATCCTTTAATACCCTGAGGTCCTTGTGCTCCCTTTACACCATCGATTCCCTTTATCCCCTGTGAACCTTGTGTACCGACATTACCGGATTGACCAAGAACTCCTTGATCTCCTACTAACTCAGAATAATTTCCTGTTTGGAAATTACCAACATGTAGGGGAGTTTCACCACCTACAGTTGATCCTGTATTTAATTTTGCCATGTTTTTATTATTTTATTTTTTTGATTATAGTATTTTACCATTTGCTACTGTTCTAGATATGAAATTATTATCATTAAAAGATCCTGAGAAGTAATTAGATATCTGTCCTCCAGTAAGTCCAAAATCACCAGTAAGTCCTTTATATCCTGTAGGTCCAGCTGATCCCTGATTCCCTTTTGCTCCTCTACCTCCAGCAGATCCTGTTCCACCAGCGGGTCCGACTGCACCTTGATATCCAGTAGGTCCCTGTGGACCAGTTCCAGAATTTCCACCAGCATTACCTTGATATCCTTTATATCCAGTAGGTCCTCCCGGTCCATCAGGACCTTTATATCCTACTAATCCAGTATATCCCTTGGCTCCTTGAGATCCTTGAGGTCCTCTTGCTCCCTGAGATCCCTGAGATCCCTGAGATCCTTGATTTCCACGAGCTCCTTGAGGCCCGTATGCTCCAGATGCTCCTTTATTACCAATTAATCCAACGTATCCTTTATATCCAGTAGGTCCTGTAGCTCCGGTTGCTCCTTTATCACCAGTTGCTCCTTTATTACCAGTATATCCTACAGGTCCTGCTGCTCCAGTAAGTCCCTTAGATCCTTGAGGCCCTCTTACACTCGAAGGTCCTGTTGCTCCTTTATCCCCACTAAATCCGTACCATCCTTTATATCCACCAGTACCCTGGCTTCCTTGTGCTCCGTATCCTCCGGGAGTTGATCCCTTATCTCCAGTTGCTCCAGTATTTCCACCTGAACCAACAGCACCTTGAGATCCAGAAATTCCAACATAACCAGCTGGACCTGTATTCCCCTTATCACCGACTGAACCAGTAGGCCCGGTAGATCCTTTAGCACCAACATTTCCTTCAGTACCCTGAGAACCTTGTGCTCCCATTGGTCCAGTATATCCAACTGATCCAGAACCTCCTGTATTTCCTTTAATTCCAGTTGCTCCAGTTGCTCCAGTTGTTCCAGTATTTCCTTGAGGTCCAGTATTTCCCTTAGCACCTATATTTATTCCAGCGTAAAATTCTACATCATATAAAGCTGCTCCAGTTTCATACATTGAAGTATCTAACCAAAAAGTTCTATTAGCACCAGTCGTAACTGTTCTTATTAATCTAGTTTGATTTAAACTTGCATCATGTATATAGTAACTAACTAATCCAGTTGAACCATTATATGTTATAGTGTATATATCACTAGATGATCTAACTTCACTTTGAACATCACTTATTTTACTACCACCACTTTCATAAATATTTGTATTACCAGCATGTGGATAAAATGCAAAATCTATTGAATTATAACTAGCATTAGAAGTTGGATCAGAATTGAAACCAACCATTCGATGATATCCTGGATTTGCTCTAAATCTTATAGTAGCTGATCCTGTTATTGATTCATTAGAATATGATTGTGAATTCCAACCAGTTGTTCCGGATTTAGAAAAACTCCATTTAGTTTTATCTGAATTAGATGTTGGTGTTATGTATGAACTACTCGTTTGTGTATATCTACCGAATGATGATCCAGTAATACCAGTTATTCCCTTAGTACCTTGAGTACCTTGTGGACCAGTTGCTCCTTGATATCCAGTTGCTCCGCCAATTCCTTGAGCTCCTTTATTACCTTTAGCTCCAATTGCCCCAGTTGTTCCTTGATTTCCTCTGTTTCCAACATCTCCTTTAATACCAGTAGATCCCTGTACTCCATTATCTCCTTTATTACCTATAAATCCCTTTAGACCCTTAGTTCCCTGTGCTCCATTAGATCCTGTAAGACCATCTAAACCCTTAGTTCCCTGAGGTCCTTGATTTCCTTTAGCACCATTTGCTCCAGTAGTTCCCTGAGCTCCTCGGTCTCCGACGATACCAACAGATCCAGTAGATCCCTGTGCTCCTTGAAAACCATTATCTCCTTGAATTCCAACATACCCTAAGGTTCCTTTAGATCCTTGTGCACCATTAGCCCCCTGATTTCCTTTAGAACCAACAGCTCCTTGAATTCCAGTATCTCCTTGAACACCTTGCTGTCCAGATAAACCAACTTCTCCAACAATACCAATATCTCCTGTTGCTCCATTAGCCCCAGTAGATCCTTTATTTCCTTTAATACCAATAATTCCCTGTGATCCATGAGTTCCTTGCGACCCTGGATTTCCTTTGATTCCTTTGAAACCAGTATCTCCTAAAAGTCCTTGATCTCCTTTAAACCCAATATACCCCGTAAGACCTTGGGTACCTTGAGTACCTTTAGATCCTTGGGGTCCATTAGCTCCAATGAATTCGGGAAAATTCGTACTATTTAGGTTTCCACTATGCAATACTATATTGCTGTTTAGCGTAGTTCCTAATATAAATTTTGCCATAATTATTTATTTTTATTTTTATATTTATTAGAGTGATTTAATTATACCACCGTATATTCCAACAGTTCCTCCGTTATGTGAATACCCGTAGTAATTGTTTGGGGCGTTTATACCTTGAAAACCCTGTGTTCCCATAGGTCCAGTAGCTCCCTGTGCTCCACTATCTCCCTTATATCCTTGAGGTCCTCGTGGTCCAGTAGATCCAGTCGGTCCATTTACTCCCCTAGCCCCTTGACTTCCTTGTGGGCCAGGTGATCCAACGGTACCAGTAATTCCCCTGTATCCTTGTGCTCCTCTTGCACCTGCAGGTCCAGTATTTCCATTAGGTCCAGTAACTGTTCCTTTTGAACCAGTTAATCCAATGTTCCCTTTATAACCTCCAACTCCATTATGTCCTTTATAACCTGTTAATCCTTTATAACCTGTTAATCCTTTAGAACCAATGTGCCCGACGTTTCCATTTGCTCCAGGAGATCCTGTGTTTCCACGAGCTCCTCCTGTACTAACAGGTCCCCAGTCGCCAATTGCTCCAGTATTTCCCTGTGGTCCTCTTCCACCAGTTGATCCGGTAGTTCCAGTATTACCATTTACCCCAGTATATCCGACAGCTCCCTGTGATCCTCTATCTCCATTTGCTCCTATGTTTCCCTGATCTCCTCTAGCTCCACCTGTTCCGATAAATCCTTTATAACCCTGTACCCCGGTATTTCCTTTAGCTCCAGTAGATCCCTGAGGCCCTCTAGCCCCTTGAACTCCCCTAGGGCCTGTTGCACCGGTTGCACCAGTTGAACCAGTATTTCCAATTGCTCCTTTTGCTCCAGTTGCTCCAGTATTTCCTTGAGGTCCTCTATTATTACCTGTTATACCTATGTTACCTTTATATCCAGTTGCACCTATTGATCCAGCACCACCTTGAGAACCTTTGTTTCCAATTAATCCCTGTGGCCCTGTTAATCCAGTTGATCCGGTGGATCCCTTTGCTCCTTGATCTCCCATCTGACCTTGAGATCCAGTCATTCCATTACCACCAATCGGTCCTATATTACCAACAGATCCTGTTGAACCAATATTACCATATGCTGAATTAATACCATTAGATCCCTGTGTTCCTGTATTTCCAGCATCTCCCTGAACTCCCTGAGTTCCTGTGATTCCTTTATAACCCTGAACTCCTTGATTTCCCTTTAAACCTTGAGGTCCGGTTGGTCCATTTGTTCCAACAGGCCCGGTGATTCCATTATCTCCTTGTGATCCAGTTGCTCCAGTATTACCTAATGCACCTTGATTACCTTTAACTCCTATAAAACCAGTATCTCCCTGAACTCCCTGAGTTCCTGTGATTCCTTTATAACCCTGAACTCCTTTAGTTCCTTGATTACCCTGAGGTCCTATAAAACCAGGTTGTCCATTAACACCCTGAGGTCCGTTAATCCCGGTATCTCCTTGAACCCCTATTGGTCCAGTAACTCCCTTATCTCCAACAGATCCTTGAGATCCTATTGGTCCAGTATTTCCTTTATATCCTTTATATCCTGTAGTACCTTGGTTACCCTGAGAACCCTGAGCTCCGATTGAACCTTGAACACCAGTGTTACCGATATCTCCTTGAACTCCCTGAACTCCTTTAGCTCCAGTTGTTCCTTGAAATCCAGTATCTCCAGTATCTCCAGTTGATCCGATAGATCCGATATCACCTTGATATCCTACTTCTCCAGTATCGCCTACTAAACCAATAAAACCATCATCTCCTTTGGTACCAGTATGTCCGGTAACTCCCTTTAGAGATAAATGGTTAAGTGGATTAAAATTTGAAGGGGTTAGTACTTGATTATTATCGATTGTTGTATTCGCTAATAATATTCCTTTCCCAACAAATTGACTATTAGATATAATGGCATTGTTTGTTTCTTTGAACGTTAACACATTTCCCGAAGGAAATGTGTCTAGTTCTTGAAAATATGCTGGAGTATTTACCGATCCGGTTGTAGTATCAATACCAAACGAAGACGTTGTCTCGTCGAATAAAGATGCTTGGAATTCCCCAGTCGTTCTTACTATTTTTAAAGCTATATTTTGTAAAGCCATATCTTTGTTTATTTATTTTTGGTTATGTATTATGAAAATGTAAAAAGAATATCTCCACTAGAAGAATCTTTACTTATTTCAAATCCTGTACTTATTGCAATAGTATCTGTAATCACCCTAGGTGTTGCTAGTGTTGTTCCATCGAATGTTAAAGAGTTTTCACCATTAACTGATGCTCCTCCTGTTGCTGTTAAGATTCTATTATTTACATTTCCATTTACTGGTAAAGTATTTCCTTGAAAACCTTGATATCCTTTTAATCCAGTATCTCCTTTAGTACCTTTGTCTCCTTTAATACCAGTATCTCCTTTAATACCTTGAAAACCTTGATCTCCTTTTAATCCAGTATCTCCTTTAATACCTTGAAAACCTTGATCTCCTTTAGTACCTTTGTCTCCTTTGATTCCAGTATCTCCTTGAAAACCTTGATCTCCTTTGATTCCAGTATCTCCTTTAATACCTTGAAAACCTTGATCTCCTTTTAATCCAGTATCTCCTTTAATACCTTGAAAACCTTGATCTCCTTTTAATCCAGTATCTCCTTTGATACCTTGAAAACCTTGATCTCCTTTTAATCCAGTATCTCCTTTAATACCTTGAAAACCTTGATCTCCTTTTAATCCTGTATCTCCTTTGATTCCAGTATCTCCTTTAATACCTTGAAAACCTTGATCTCCTTTTAATCCAGTATCTCCTTGAAAACCTTGATCTCCTTTAGTACCTTTGTCTCCTTTGATTCCAGTATCTCCTTGAAAACCTTGATCTCCTTTTAATCCAGTATCTCCTTTAATACCTTGAAAACCTTGATCTCCTTTTAATCCAGTATCTCCTTTTAATCCAGTATCTCCTTTGATTCCAGTATCTCCTTTAATACCTTGAAAACCTTGATCTCCTTTTAATCCAGTATCTCCTTTAATACCTTGAAAACCTTGATCTCCTTTTAATCCAGTATCTCCTTTGATTCCAGTATCTCCTTTGATTCCAGTATCTCCTTGAAAACCTTGATCTCCTTTGATTCCAGTATCTCCTTTAATACCTTGAAAACCTTGATCTCCTTTTAATCCAGTATCTCCTTTAGTACCTTTGTCTCCTTTGATTCCAGTATCTCCTTGAAAACCTTGATCTCCTTTGATTCCAGTATCTCCTTTAATACCCGTATCTCCTTTGATTCCAGTATCTCCTTGAAAACCTTGATCTCCTTTGATTCCTGTATCTCCTTTGATTCCAGTATCTCCTTGAAAACCTTGATCTCCTTTTAATCCAGTATCTCCTTGAAAACCTTGATCTCCTTTGATTCCAGTATCTCCTTTAGTTCCTTTTTCACCTTGAAAACCTTGATCTCCTTTGATTCCAGTATCTCCTTTGATTCCAGTATCTCCTTGAAAACCTTGATCTCCTTGAAAACCTTGATCTCCTTTAATACCCGTATCTCCTTTGATTCCAGTATCTCCTTGAAAACCTTGATCTCCTTTAGTACCTTTGTCTCCTTTGATTCCAGTATCTCCTTGAAAACCTTGATCTCCTTTTAATCCAGTATCTCCTTTGATTCCAGTATCTCCTTGAAAACCTTGATCTCCTTGAAAACCTTGATCTCCTTTGATTCCTGTATCTCCTTTGATTCCAGTATCTCCTTGAAAACCTTGATCTCCTTGAAAACCTTGATCTCCTTTTAATCCAGTATCTCCTTGAAAACCTTGATCTCCTTTAGTACCTTTGTCTCCTTTGATTCCAGTATCTCCTTGAAAACCTTGATCTCCTTTGATTCCTGTTTCACCTTGAAAACCTTGATCTCCTTTTAATCCAGTATCTCCTTTGATTCCATTATCTCCTTGAAAACCTTGATCTCCTTTTAATCCAGTATCTCCTTTGATTCCAGTATCTCCTTGAAAACCTTGATCTCCTTTTAATCCAGTATCTCCTTGAAAACCTTGATCTCCTTTTAATCCAGTATCTCCTTGAAAACCTTGATCTCCTTTGATTCCAGTATCTCCTTTAGTTCCTTTTTCACCTTGAAAACCTTGATCTCCTTTAGTTCCTTTTTCACCTTGAAAACCTTGATCTCCTTTTAATCCAGTATCTCCTTGAAAACCTTGATCTCCTTTGATTCCAGTATCTCCTTGAAAACCTTGATCTCCTTTAGTACCTTTGTCTCCTTTGATTCCAGTATCTCCTTGAAAACCTTGATCTCCTTTGATTCCTGTATCTCCTTGAAAACCTTGATCTCCTTTGATTCCAGTATCTCCTTTAGTTCCTTTTTCACCTTGAAAACCTTGATCTCCTTTAGTTCCTTTTTCACCTTGAAAACCTTGATCTCCTTTGATTCCTGTTTCACCTTGAAAACCTTGATCTCCTAAATCTCCTTTGATTCCAGTATCTCCTTGAAAACCTTGATCTCCTTTGATTCCAGTATCTCCTTTGATTCCAGTATCTCCTTTGATTCCTGTTTCACCTTGAAAACCTTGATCTCCTTTGATTCCAGTATCTCCTTGAAAACCTTGATCTCCTTTGATTCCTGTTTCACCTTGAAAACCTTGATCTCCTAAATCTCCTTTGATTCCAGTATCTCCTTGAAAACCTTGATCTCCTTTGATTCCTGTTTCACCTTGAAAACCTTGATCTCCTAAATCTCCTTTTAATCCAGTATCTCCTTGAAAACCTTGATCTCCTTTGATTCCTGTTTCACCTTGAAAACCTTGATCTCCTAAATCTCCTTTTAATCCAGTATCTCCTTGAAAACCTTGATCTCCTTTAGTTCCTTTTTCACCTTGAAAACCT